AGCCCAGGAACGAGAAGTACCCGGTACCGGTGCCGTACTGGCCCGTGTCGCTGTTGTACGCGAAGCCGCCCACCAGAACCTTGGTCGCCGTGGTCAGCGTGAAGACTCCGACGCCGTTCGCCGGCTGCTCAATGCTGCCCGTCGGATCCACCGGAACCGCGCCGGTCTGCACAGTGCCGCCCAGTGCCTCGTTCGTCTTCCAGTCGTAGGCGTTGTCTCCGTTCACGTCCGCCCACAGAAACGCGGTGCCGTACGTGTTGTTGCCCGCCGGATTGTCCGCGCCCGTGCCGGCCCTACGCGAGAAATCCGCGTACAGGGTGTACTGGTAGGTGCCCGGCTGAAGCGTCACGGCCGCCGTGAGAGGCGTCGCAAAGCCGGGGTCACCGACACGCCCACCGACGTGCGTGAGGACGGTACCGTCCGCACTGAGCGGCGCGGCGGTGGTCACCGAAACCGAAGGGGCCGGGGCGGTCGAGAAATACCCCTGCACGTCCACCACCACATCAACCTTGCCGGTCGAGCCGTTGTACACGTCCACGTAGCCATTCGTGGCCACGGTACCCGTGATGTCGTTCGCGGTGTTCAGCGGCGCCTTCTGGTAATTCACTGAGGAAGCGTTCGGCCGCGCCACCCCATCGGGGAACACGGTCAGGTGCCCACCGAGCGTGCCGCCGGTCGCGGTGACGTTCATGTCAGCGGCAGTGATTCCCGCCGGAATGCCGTTGGCACCCGACACCTTCAGCTTCAGCGTTGCGCCGGCCGCGAGGGTGGTGTGACTGACGCGGGTGTCCAGAATCCGCGTGGGGGTCACTCCGTGATACTGGCCACCCTGGTCGGTGGCGGTGTCAGCGGAAGCCGCCGAAACACTGACGAGTGCGACCAGTGCCGCGCTTGCGGTTCCGAATGCCATGAGCTTGCGATTCATTCTGTTTGCCTGCCTTTTCTCTCGTATTTGGACGGGTGCCGTGCACCTCTCCCGATAACACGGCACCCTAGAGGAAGAATCCCAAAGCGGGGCATCTTCCAGTGATCCGGATCGGACTTGAACCGACGACCGTGGGATTAAAAGTCCCCCGCTCTACCAACTGAGCTACCGGATCGAAACGCTATTTCTTCGCCTTGCAGTTCGGGTAGTTGCTGGTGTGGCTGCACTTGCATGCGTCGCACCGGTAGAATTCCGGCTTCATTATCCCTCCCTCACTATGTCTTGCGTGACTCCGATCGGACTCGAACCGATGACATCCCGATTAAGAATCGGGCGCTCTACCAACTGAGCTACGGAGTCAAAGCGATGCGCGCCCCTATCAGCCACGCGTCGCCCCGAGACGCACCGCATTGCACTGCGATTGATCGCGCCTCTATCCTTTTTGCCGGCATCCCTGGACTAGTGGGACTGGACTGCAATTCGAGCGAACGGAGGGGAAGGCTCGAATCGCATGCCGGCGGGACTGGGCTCGCATTGTGGGGAGTTACCCTAGCGACTTGCGCCGTCCGATTATTCTCGGACGGACCCATGGCCGATCAGTAGGTCAGCGAGCCATCGCCGATACCGAACGCGATGTCGTCGTACGCCTGCCCGCCATCCGCCTTCAGCTCCTTCAGCTCGGTCAGCGAGACCTTTCGGCCGCCATCCGACTCGAAGAACGCCTTCAGCTCGGCCGGCTTCACCTTCGGACGCGCGGTGACAACAGTGTTCGCCATGATTATTCTCCTCGGGTACGTTTGAGATCTTCTTCTAGGTCACGGGTGAATCGTTCACCCATTTTGCCGTCCGCATCTCTGCGATTCCACAATGCGGTGACTACGCGCTTCTCCGTGAAGCTCACCACTAGGACGGCTTTACCGCGAATGTAGTAAGTGCAGTCATCGTCATACAGACGACTTGGGGATGTGCGCTCCGGGTTGTTGAGTATGAGCTTCACGTCATCCGCCGTAAGCGCCATGTCGAGAATGCGCTCAAGTGCGTGATGAGAGAACGTGAATTCCATTACGCACCCATGTTGGCCATGAGGTGATCGTTGGTGTCCACCAGCTCCACAGGGCCGGCCGCTGCCGCGAGACGGACAAGCGTCTCCACGGGGATGCAACCGCACTCGCCGACCGTGTGGCAGAAGCCGGGAACTCGACACTGCGGGTTGTTGGCCTGCCACGCGTCGCGGGCCTGCCGGTATGCGGCGGTGCGCTCGTACGGGGTACCCTGGCTCGCTCGCAGCCACGCATCCTCGCGCTTGATTTCCTTCAAGCTGCAAGCCGATCCCTTGCCGTACCTGCCGTGCCATGCACCCATAACGCTCCACCCCTTTGCTGAGATAAAAAAGAGCGCTCCGACGATGCGGAACGCCTGGGCTCCCCGGACGGGAATCGAACCTGTAACCTACGGATTAACAATCCGCCGCTCTGCCTATTGAGCTACCGGGGATTAAGGACCCCGAAGTCTAGGGGGTCCCCATCGATTAGCAGATGGACCGTGGGGGGTGACGGTTCACTCTGTTAGTCAAGATTGAGCAGGCTGCGCAACTTCTCTAGATCTTCGCCTTTTGGTGCCGGCCGAGACTCTATGTACTTCTCCCATTCTTCTTCAGTTTTTATGGACCGAACAACTGTTCCCTCTATGAAGAACGGTTCCGAGACGTGTCTCCGATAAGGCATGCATCATACCCCCTGGACGCCAAACGGGTCGGCATCTCAAGAGCAACGTTGCTCTAAAAATGCCGACCCGTCAATACTATTTACTTGTTGACTTCTGCGTCATCCAGGGTTTCACGCCACACGAGTCGATCTTCGATCGGCGCCCCGACGCCAGGCGTCGGATTTGGCATGATCGTTGGCTGACCCATATATGCCGGAGTCAAGACGATGTTGCAAATTTCGCGGCGCACGCTGACCTCGGACTCTGCCCAACGCTCCGCCACCGAACCCTCACCATCCAGTAGGCCGACTAGCTGAGGGGGCAGCGTTAGCTTTCGTTCAACAGACTCAAGCTCAATGATCTGCTTTTCGAGTCTTTCTACGGCTTCGGCCAGCATTACGATTGCCGTAGTGCTGGTCGTCTTCTTCGAAGCCGTTTGGTTCTCTTCACGTTCCGTGCGCGCCTGTGCGATCTTCGCACGAATCTTGGCCACCTCGGGATCATTTCCCGACTTAGCGCGCAGTTGCTCTATGATGTCCGGCCGACTTAGCCACCGCAACATTCTTGGAATCACGAGCGCATCAACGAGTTTCTTAGGAATCGATGCATGCCCGAAGTCTTTGCACTTATAGAGATCTGCACTGACATTTGTTTTGCCGTTGCATATCCCACACTTAAGCGCGGCGGTAAGCGGATGGACAGCCCTGCCGGTCCGATTGTTCCAACGGGTCGGGTCACGCAGAATTCTTTGAACAGCCCAGAAGTCTTCCTCTTCTACGATGCCGTCCCATGTCCCATTGCGCATTACTCCGTCATGAAGCCGCTTGCCGATGTATACGACCTTCAGCGCCATATCGCGGAGCTGCATACGCGAGAGCTTTCCACCACTCTTGTTCAGGTAGCCCTTGTTCCAAAACTCCCTTTCGACTGACTTGAGGGACCTACCTGACTTGAGGAGACGAAACAGCTCTCGAATCACCTTTGCCCTTGAGGTGCTGCCGTAGCGTGGCTCTTCGTCTGCAAGCCACGTGTCCAGGCGGCCCGTGTCCGAATCGTAGATCGGTCGCATGCCATACGGGGCACGTCCGTGCGGCCGGCCTTTCAACGCCTCTTCGGCTGCCGTCTCCTTCGTGCGAAGGTGAATCATCCACGATTCATAAGCGCTTTTGTTTGCCTGGTCGATGAGCGCGCTTCGATCCGATCCGTCCGCCGGGTCGTAAAGCCGATGCTGCGTCGTCACGTAGAGCTTGAGCCCCTTAGCCGCCATGGTGTTAATCATGGTCAGCCACTCTTCCTCTTGACGAGAAAAGCGCGAAGACTCCCAGATCTGCAATCCGTCAGCATCAAAGGTGTCGGATCTCATGTCTAACATCATCGACTCGAAATCTTCGCGCCGGCGCTTCTCCGTTCCGTCATAGGACCGCGAAGCCGATCTACTGGCGTCCGTGTAGATCTTCCCTAGATCGAACTCCAACTTCTCGCGTTCGCGGCGGTTCTGGTCGCCCTGTCGCTGGATCGATGTACCGCCGGTTTTCTTACTCAACCGCCTGTACTCGTTCAACCTCATGCGTCCAGTGTGGCAGACCATCCACTTCTAGGAACAGCACTCCACTGACAGGCTTTCCAAATCTACACAGTGTGTTAGGAAGGTGTGTCCAAGGACTGACTTTCCTAGTAGGCGAAGAAAAAAGCCGAACATGCCGGTTGTCATTTCGAGACGGAACAGGGCAAGACCGGCATGCACTCCAAGGGCGGTAGGAGTACATGCCGGCCTACGGGCGACGCGTGAAGGGGGTACGACACACGGCGCCCGGCTTAGGGGTCGTGGCGTCGCTCCACGGCAAGCCACTCGCGGGCTAGCTCTACACCGCGTCCACACGGCGCGTCGCTCGCACAGTCCCTACACCGCGCCGTGTGGCGCATCAGCCGCGCAAGCTCCGGCGAGCGGTCCCACGGGCGAACCTCGCGGATCGACGGCCGGCCATGAGGAAGCACCTCGGGCAGGTTCACAGGTGCTCACCACTTACGGAGCGAACGAACGCGCGTTCCTGCTCTTCGCGCCGCAAATCGTTCCTTGCCAACACGACACGCACATCATTCGCGACGCGTCGCAGGGCATCGCCGATATCACAAATGCCATTGCCCTGGCACGCCACACATTTGGTTTCGTGGTTTTCGAGCAACAGGAACGACCAGTGTTGTGTTGTCTGGTCGCTCATCGACTTGCCTTCATGGCTGAGCGGTAGCCGTCGCGGATGCTTGTAATCAGCGTGCTGATTCCGGCCAGTAGCACCATGCCGATGCCGACGGCAAGTGCCAGCGCGACAGCGCCCAAAATGATGAACAATAGTAGAAACATGATGTACCCCCTTTCCAATGATCTAATTGTCCATGTGTAGGCACGGAGCCTTCTCGGGATCACCGTGCCTACACAAAGCCAATCAATCGGTTAAAGCCGAACGGCGCAGGGACCCTTAACGCTGAACACTATCGCGAAGCGAAACGAGATAGAGACGCGCTCGAAGGGGTTTGTCTCGCATGCCATCCTCTGCGCCGTTCGACATCCAAGGGGTCACGACTCTTCGGGAGCCTTGACCGTCATTTCACCATCCGCCAACCACTTAAGCATTTCCGGGATAGCGGTCAGTTTCGTCTTTTCCCGTACCGCAGGGTCCGGGATGAACGCCTGTGCTGCGCGCTCAAGTATGACCGTCCAACGGGCCTCTTGCTCGGCTGCCCGTAGCTGGAAATCGATCATCTTCTCTGCGTTGCCGAAAACCGTGAGCGGAATACCGCAGCACATGTACTTGCGGTTTCCGTTGTCATCCAACCCTAGCGTTGCCGCTTCCGAGATTAAGTGACCGCACGGCATCGCCGGTTTGGTCATTTCGTACCCCCTTCAGCTAGGGCCGGCGGACTGCGTGTCCGTAAGCCCTAGCCAAAATACAAGCGGATGCTAATCCGCTTGCTTGGCCGCATCTTCCTCCGGACTGATTCCGGCATCCAATGCTCTTTGGCATATACGATCGGGGCCTGTATGTCATATTTGCGCTAGCGGCGCGGGGAGTGAATGGTTCGCTCAACCCTGAATCGCTGACTAGTCAGTCGCTAGACTGTCTGCTCTCCGCAATCGTATCCAGAGTATTTCCGGTTACTCCGGTCACCTTATCTTTTGCCTTACACAGTCACCCGCGTCTCGATCCACATCATCTGCCTCCCGGCGATGACCGATCCCCAACTCGAAGGTTTGCGACTGCCCAGACGCTTCCCAGCGTTGGTGTGGCAATCTAACTCAGCTCACGTCTCCCGACGAATCCTGTTAGCTATTGTCTGAAGTGAGACTCTAACTTCGAATCTCTCAAACGGTCCAAGCTGGATTCCTTACGGTTTCCCTCTTGCCCTAGCTTGCCATTCTGAGTTTCAGGACCGAAGTCCCTTTGCCCTGATCGGCTTGCTTGATACGAATGTCCACCCTGCGGTCCCGGTTGTCAAGTCACGGGGAGATCACGGTACTTGTGTGATCATTTGGGACGCCTGAGGACCTGAACCTACATGCACGTGCATGGGAATCGACGCTGTCGGCGCCGGCGGATGCGTGGCCACTACGTCAGCGCGCGCACCCGCCTGCGCCCACGTGCGCGATGGCACACCTCCGGGCTGCCGTGCAACCCGTGGCCTGAGCTGCCCGGACACGGCCGCTCAGGCCCTTGGATCATGGAAGCGGCCCGACCCTTCGCGTGAGGGGTCGGGCCGGCTGTCCGTCAGCATTGCTACTCGGAACGCCAGTTGGGATTGGCCTTGACGTACGCTTCCGTAATCTTCTCCGGAATGCGGCCCCGGTCCTTCACGTCGTGACCCATGCTCCGCGCCCACGGACGCACCTTCTCCGGATCCGGACCATCGGACGTGGAAGTGGAACGCCTCTTGACCGCAGCAGCCGACCGCACGGTCATCTCGCGCGACGAATCGATGAAGGGCTTGAGGCTCTTCAGAAGCTTGTCGCGGTTCGCCTTGCCGAGGTCGATCTCGCGGTGATTGACCACCCACGTGGTGCCGGTGACCTTTTCTTCGTCGTCGGCATCCTCATGCAAGGGCACCTCCTCCGGGTAGGAAAAGCGGATGGTCTCCACACCCTCACCGACGCGCACGTCCACGTCATCCACGCACTCCACCTTCCAATAGGTGGAGTGCGACGTACCCATGATTACCGTCGGTGCTTCGATCACGCCATCTTCGTCTTTCCGGCTCTCGTCCACCGGAGTCACGCGCTGTGCCATTACTGCTCCCCTTCATCGATTCCGTGTCGCGATGCTAGCACACGAAATGCCGAGGTGCGTCAAGGGGGTTCCGTGGTCCAAAACTGCATTGCATGAGTATGCGTTGGGCATTATGAGTATTAACTACACAGAGTCTAAATTACTTAACAGTACGTATGCGATCTTGTTTAAATGGCGCCTACCGGCCTATCGGCATTGGGTAGGTCCAGCCACCCCACCCCATTGCTCAAAGTCGCTTAGGCGCCGTTAATGCTGGTCAAAGGCTATGGCCTGAGGAGCGTTTCGACCGCCAATGACATTGGATAGGATTAGATGTTGACGCATAGGGCTATGCAATGCTACGTCGTTGATCGTTCAATGGCATTGGTTGGCAAGCTCAACCGTTACAAAGAAATCCCTCGCGTGCGCGTGATGCCACTTGACTTCAATGCGCGCAATGGCTATCTTTGAAACGGAAGAGAAACGCGAAGGGGGTACGAGATGCGCGTGCGGGTGGTCATCACGGTAGACATGGACGATGAAGCGGTTTCAGACTGGTACGAGACGTTCGGCGTCGCACAGGGGAAGCGCGAAGTTTCGCGCGACGTGAAGCAGTACCTCGGCAACGCGGCGCAGCAGGTCGGAGTATTCGGCAACGGCGAGGTAACCGCAAACATCACGTGGGAGTGAACGTGAACGAATCTATGATCGAGCGGCTGTCGCTAGCGCTAAAAGATCTCAACGAAGCAATCGAACGGCTCGACCCGAAGACGACGGATCGCGGAGCGCTTGCGCGGCTCACTAGCGCGTATGCGCGAATTGAGTTCATCAAAGAACAGCTTGAGGCGTACTGACCTGACAACGCAAAAAGAGCGGCACCCAACCCGAGAAGGGAAGGGTGCCGCTCTTTTTGCTGTGCTAGCCGAGAGGCCGGCCGGTCACGAGAGTGAAGTAATGCTCAAGCTGAGCGCGAGAAATGCCCTGCCTGTCAACATTATCCTTGAAGAAGTCCGGACCGAAGATAACCCACGCCTCATCCCAGTATTTGCGGAAGAAACGACTAGTCAGCTTCTGAAGCCGGCCCCACGTGACGGATACGTAGCCGTTCTTGTCATAGGCGCCCAGCGTGACACAGTGGCCACCTACGCTCTCGCTACCGGGAACCACGTCCCACGCTTCGCCATTATTGAACTGCTCCTCTGCCGTGTCGGGCACGTCAAAGCCAGTGTAGATCTGACCGAACAGATTGATGGCTGTCTTGACTTCCTTCTCATCGCGCACGTTAACCTTCGCGAATGCAAGGATCTTCTCGCCATTGAATCCGTGTTTCTGCCAGAACTCCAAAACATCCTGACACATTGCGCCCTGGTCGGTGTTCGGGTCGCGGGGATCGTAACCGAAGTTCTCATAGAACTTGATTGCGTCCTCTTCGGTGATTACCAGGACAATGCCCTGATTAGCCCACACGTCGCCAATCCGCTTGTGGCCGACTCCGGCACACGTGCAATCACCCACCTTGTCATTGCCGAGCATTCCCCACGCATCGGCTGGCACGTCGCTTATCCAGTCGCACGACTCGGGCGGTGCGGGAATCGTCGGTGGAAGAAGGCGGGCAAGCCTCACATGCGGACGGCTATGGTCGGCCGGCTTGCGACCGTACTTGAGGCCAGTCACTTGACCGCACTCGGCTTCTGAGTGTCGCCAATCGGCTTCACGACGAAACCGTACACGGCACGGAAAGCCGCACCGACCGCAGCGGCAACGCCCGCGTGCGTAAAGTCAAATCCGGACGCGATGAAGTCGGAAGCGCCGGCGCCAACCGCTAGGACAACGACCTCTTCGAAGAAGCGCTTAGTAAACTTGGGCATTTGCATCGTCATTCACCAATCGTGATTTTGAGATCTTCGAGCGCGGACTTGAGTTGTGCAATGAAGCCGGCGGGGTCTTTCAGCGCGGTGAGAATTGCATCGGTGTTCACCTTTGCACTGTGCGCGTCGCTGCCCGTGTTCTGCACGTAGGACTGAAAAGCCCAGAAAGGATTAGTCTTAGGATTCGGCTCGCCGGGGCCGGCGACCAATACGCCATCCGTCTTCATCATCTTTACATATACGGCGTCGGCGATATCGGGAACTAGGGCCGCCTTGAGTAGAGCGATGTCCGCTGCGGTAATAGCCATGTCGATTTCCCCATTTGCCCATGCTTTAAGTTCTGCTACGGTATTGAAATTGGCTACATCTCGGTCCATGCCGCCGCTTATGGCGTACTGGTGGAATACCCATGGATGCTGGACATTCGGATTGCCGATAGCATGGTTCGGATCTGCAATCCAAAGGAAGTCACCACAGTACGACGATGTGTCAATGGCGGTCCAGAAGTTCACATTGCAGTAAAGGCCAACCCTGTTATTGGGGCACAGTTTCTTTACCGCCTTGATGAAGGCGTCTTTCTCAGCGGATGTAGCATGCTTCTTCGTATTGGGATCGGTTTCCCAATCGCACGCAAGCATGTCTCCATCCTTGAGCCTTCCGACCGCCTTAGCTTCCTTCACGAAATACTCAGCTTGCGCCTGAGTGCTTCCCGTGTGCTGGAAGTGGTAAAGCCCTGGAAGCAGACCAGCGGAGCGCGTATGCGCCACCTGGCCGGCACCATTCGGGTTGAGGTAGGTAGTTCCCTCCGTCATTTTTACGAATGCATAGGAGAGCCCTGTCACGCTGAACGCAGTTGACTGGTAGCCGGCTACGTCAACGCCTTTGGGTTGTGCCATGGGGATTACCCCAATCTAGGTGCGGACCCCTTGAATTGAGAACAGTTCAGAGCGTCGTACCCCTCGTTGATCACTTTGTACGTACGGTCATAGACTGCTTTGTCCGGAGAGACTGCGCGCGCCTTGGTCGTATTGCCATCTATGAGAAGCTGGTATAGCGGACAGAGCGCCTTCTGCCGGCCTACGGTCTCACTGGTATTAAGACGGTTGGTATTGGAGACAACTCCGGAATACGCAAAGCCAGCGAGTACGGCAACGGCGACCAGGATCGCGCCCAGGACGATCAGCCACCAAATCATTGATCGGTTCCGCTTAGTCTGTTTGGCTAGGACGACTTGTCTATTGGTTGCCTCTCGGTCGAGAGCTGCAACCATTCCCGCTAGGTCTTTTGCTGCTTCCGCTAGCCTATCGACTGGATTCGCCATGGTGCTCTACCTCAAGCCTCTTGAGTTCATCACGGAGCGCCTGCGTATTGCTCACGAGTGAATTAGCTAGGCGTATCAGTTTCGCTAGTTCCTGTCTCACAATCTCCGGCATTGGGTCTCACTTCCATGCGAAGGCTATCGGCCGCTGCGGTTAGGGCGATTGAGAATGCCTCAAGCTTTCCTATCGTCTTAAGCATGTCGTCTCGAATGGATTGGGATTGGGCAATGAGCTCATCTATATTCTCGGTCATACCATTTATGACCCCCTACGGACAGCGGACAAAGCGTCCCCTACCGCGCGGTTAGAATCGATCATGGCTTGCGATGCTTTCCCCAATACCGTCACATACTCGGTACGTACCAATTCGTTAAGCTCTCTGAGCTGACCCTCTAGCCTATCGGCGCGCGTCTTTTCGTCATCATAGGCTTTCTGCAATCGGTTATACATGACCTTGACCGCCCCTACGGCCAATAGTGCAAGTACCCCCAACGCGCCGTATTGCAAAAGAACATCGCTCAGTTCCATGTCGTCATTTTCTAGTACCCCCTTGAAATGGACTGGACTACATTAGGTCAAATCAAGAGCCAAGTTCCCGGACCATAACCCGAAGGATTGGCAGACTCACTCCATCCACATATCATGCGATGACCAAGCGATTCCCAATATTCCTGCGCTTCTGCTTTTGCGCCCGACTCATCAGATATGTCGGCTACTAGGTCATGCGAAGGATATCCGCCATCGCTAGAAAAGGAAGACTGCCAATGATCCAAACCATCCATAGTTATTCCGGCTTGAGCGAATGACTGAACACTCGTACTGAAATCTATATTCCCGGAAACGCTATCAGTCATTGCCAGAAATTGATTGAATTCAGCCGGATGCTCATCCGGAGGCAGTATTCCGTCAGAAGCAAGTGAACTATAATTCCCCTCCATATTTACCTTAAAAGACGTTATTCGAAGGCCGCCATTCGACCTTATGTAATCATCGGACTCCGCAATAGCATCATCAAAATCCGTGGCCAATAGAGGATGTGAACTAGAGCCTGGACCGATCAAAGCCCAACTTGTTCCATCGAAAGTTATTGTCGCAGTGTAGAATCCGGAGAAATCCATATCAGTGTATGCCTGGTTTTTGGATTCGCTCGCAATTGAGTCCACCGTTGACAGGTATGTAACGAGATCTTGTGCTGACACCATTACTCCTCAGAGCGGTATTACGGCCATTCGCCTATCGGCAAAAGTTGCAGTAGTAGTCGTTGCGGTAACGGTTCTGTATTTGGCAGTGAATACATTTGACCCGGCAGTTAGCCCGGTATGCAAAATCGTAAAGCTTACTCTATTTCCGCTTGTGCTCTGAATTATTAGAGAAGTGCTAGGGTCGGGAGCAACAGAGGTTGCACTTGATATCTGATAGCTCATAATGCTACCCGTACTAGCGGAACTATTACTTATGTTTGCATATAGGAAAACAAGAGCACGCGTTCCGGTTGAAACTGTTACCACTGGTCCAACCGTTGCCAGGTTCGTATAGGTCGAAGAGGTTGTTCCCTCGGATGTGGCTATGTAAGCTTGTGCTGGAATTCTTTCAGCTACAGAGTTCAATCCGTCAGAAACATATATAGCACCCGGAGTCGTAGCTATGGCGGGTACGGTCTCTAGGCTGTTGTCGCGTAGATACGTATTCAGGTCGGCTGCCGTAAGAGTTGAATTTGCCGTAAATGTCTTGGGGGCCGTCCATGTCATAGCGGAAGGACCGCCATTCGCCTATTTGAGTAGGTCGAAATGCCTGAGCCGGTAATTTGATATTTTGCAGTAAAAGTATTTGTACCTGGCGTTAGCCCTGTATGCATTATGGCTCCGCCAGACCTCTGACCGCCGGCCCTGTTAAGATTTATTGCCCATATATTAGACGCTGCTGCTATGGTATCTCCGCTAACAGCGTATGACATCCATGCCGCAGTTGCAGTGGTAAGCATGTTGGCATAAAGAAACACGAATACACTAGTGCCGCATTCAACAGTTACGGTCGGACCAATTGATGTCATATCTCCGTACGACGTAGACGCGTAGGTGTCGGAAACGGAAATAAAATCACTGGTCGGAGTGCGCTCTTGAATAGAATTTGGCGAGTCTGATATAAGCAAGCTTCCTGGCGTTTTAGATTTGGCGGGAGACATTTCAAGCATGTTGTCTCTTAGGTATATATTCAAATCAGACGACGCAAGAACAGTATTTGAAGCGAATGTCATTGGAGAAGTCCAAGCCATTCGAACCCCTCCTTTATAGTGGAAATACGGCTAGCCGTCTGTAGCGCCAATCTCCCGTAAGAGACCCAGATACTCTATATTTAGCCGTAAACGTATTCATTCCTGGCGTCAAATCACCGTGAAGAATAGCTGCCCCCCATGCCTGTCCGGCATTAGCTGACCCCTGTTGCAATTGGATTGCCCTATTGTCGGACGCATCAGATTGCGTATCGCCGCTTACTTCATAACTCATCCAAGTTGGACCGCCCGTACTGCTCCACTGTTGACAGTACAGAAAAATCAATGCACTAACAGAAGTAGCGACCGTTACGGAGGGGCCAATTGTCGCTAGGTCCGTATAGTCAGTTGAGGTCGTAGTCTCTGATGCAGTTCCATTGTCTACGTAAGCACTTATCGTAGATCGCTCAGCAATCATCCCACGGGCCACTACGGCAAAATGCGATCCAGCGTGTACGGATCGAGCCGGCATGGTTTCCAGCATGTTGTCTCGGAGATACGTGTTCAACTGAGATGCGGTGAGAACCGAGTTCGGAACGAAGGTAATTGGGGCGGTCCAAACCATGAATGCCCCCTAGAGTGGAATGACGATTATTCGGCGAGTTGCAAATGCGGCCGTACTGCCTGATGATATGGAATACTTCATAGTGAATATATTCGAGCCCGGATTCAATCCACCCTCATACATAACACTAGACGCAAATAGTGTTTGCCCAACGGCGGGCGAGCCTACCGCCGAGTTGCTTCCCGCGTATCCCAATGACCAGTTCACAGATGCGGCAATAGTTGTTGCTCCGGATACCGCATAAGAAGCGCGAACCGATCCGGTTGTACTTGGCGTTGAAACCTCGGCCCTAATAATTATCAATGCGGCCGATCCGGTATCAACCGTCACCGAAGGTCCTACCGTGGCCAGGTCTGTAAATGCTCCTGTAGTAGAAAGAGTTTCGCTAGTAGCCACGAAGTTCTGAACAACGCTTCGTGCCGCTATCGCGTTGCTGCCCGTGGCCACGAAGTATTGTCCGGTTGCCGTCGCCTTGGCCGGCGATGTTTCTAGAAAGTTGTCTCGCACATGCTGATTCCACTGGGCTGCCGTTAGCGCGGTATTCGACACGGCAGTCATAGGGGAAGTCCAAACCATTGATGCCCCTTAGAAAGGTATGACCACTATTTCGCGCTTGCCGAACGACGCGATACCAGAGCCGGCTAGGTACTTCATGGTGAATGTATTTACGCCGGCGGTGAGACCCGTGATGCGATGTGCCACGCTTCTCCGCGTAGTCGAGAAAGCCGTCAGCCCGTCCATAAGGCACGACCAGTCATCGGAGGGAGCCACGGTCGTTGCGCCTATTACAGAGAAGGAGAAGCGGCTACTGGAGTCCGTAGAGGAATTGCTGACCTCGGCGGACATGAACACCAGTGCCGAAGTGTCAGTGCCAGCGTTCACGGACGGCCCGAATGTCGCCAGGTTTCCATAGCTAGTCGCCACCGTATTTTCGGTAGCCGATATGACATTGCTATTTGTAAAGGCCGATTCCACGGAGTGAGCGGCTATGTTTATGAAGTGGGCGCCTTCATTGCCGGATCCATTGAAAGCTTCCGTCTCGGCCATGTCGTCGCGCACGGTCGCATTCCAAATAGCGGCAGTGAGGGTATCGTTAAGAACCGCAGTGTAAGGCGACGACCACGTCACAGCGGAATCACCACAATTTCACGTTGCTCGAATTGGGCAGGCGTATAAGTGGGCTGACACCTATATTTCATTGTGAAAGTGTTGTCGCCAGCGTTTAGCAATACTCCTCGACACGAACTAATCCGCTGAGGATTATTGCTCTTCACTCCTCCACTGGACGCCATCCAATTATCGCTAGCCCCTATTGATGTCGCCCCGCTTACCTCGAAACTTGCATATGCACCTTTACCGTCGGTCGTTGCCAGGTTCCGCATGCGAGCCGAGACAAACACAACAGCCGCCAGGCAATTGACAGTTACCGAAGGGCCGGCGGTAGTCAGGTCTGCATAGCTAGTCGATATCGTCTGTCCGGAGTCATTGGCGACGGATGAAACGAACTTACGCTCAGCCAACTGATTAGTACCGCTGACCGTAAACCAGTTCCCCGGACCGCTAGCCTTCGCCGAAGCCATTTCAAGCAGATTATCTCTGACGCTTTGGTTGTACTGAGCGGCAGTGAGAATGTCATTCGTGGCTACCGTGATCGGAGTGGACCAAGCCATCTAGACTCCTCTCATAGCGGCATCACGATTATTTCCCTGCGCCTGAATGTTCCGGTAGCACCAGATACGCCAGCGGCGTACTTCATCGTGAATACATTCGACCCTGGAGTCAGCCCGGTAACCCTGCGGCAAACACTCCAACGATTGGCGTTCGCTGCCGTCATGCCAGACGAGTAGATCGACCAGGAATCGTCGGCTGCTATCGTGGAGGCGCCTGAGACGGCAAAGCTCGCTTTCGCGTATCCACCCGACACGCCTGGCTTGGAATAGGTCACACGCAATTGTGGTTGATTAGCTTGCCCGCTGCCGGCGAAGTAGCAATAATACGAAGTGCTGTTACTTGGTGCCTTGCCCAGAGCTACGCCCTTTGCCGTGCCGTCCCTAAATGCATTTCCTATGGAGTTGCTAACTGTGACCCATTTAGATTGGCCATTATCGAAGTGCGTACTAGAAATGCCCGGGGTGACACTTGAATATAGCTTGCTCCCGGAAAGACTGGTATTGGTATGGGTTCCTATGTAGACATTTCCTCCGCCATAAGAAAAGAAGTGGAGGTTACCTAGGAAAAGCTCAGTCTTAGAGATCGTCGCGCCGGCCAGGTCTGATGCGATGGTAGTTGTATTAAACGTACACATCGAAAACTGATTGCCATTGGTAGAATCAAAAAAGCCTTGGAACATGTGCCCACTATCGAAGCCGGACCTATTCGTCCCATCAGATTCATAGCTTGCCGAACCGGTAGTCGCATACGTGCCAACCGCGCTGATGTCTGGCACACCTGGTCCGGTATCGCTTTGCAGCTCGCAGCCAATCCAAACGATCGCCTCAGAACCGGTCGTTGCAGTGACCGCAGGGCCGGCGGTAGTTAGGTCTCCATACGCGGCATTGGAGCGAGTCTCCGCCGTGGTAACGACAGCGCTGCCTAGAACGCGCTCGGCTATCGCGTTGGCCGCAGTGCTCATGAAGTAGCCGCCGGCCGTAGCCGCCTTGCCTGACATCGTTTCGAGCATGTTGTCCCGCACGTGAGAGTTCCACTGTGCGGACGTCCACACGGCGCGTTCAGCGGCCGTCATAGGGGCAGTCCAGGCCATGACTAACCCCCCGTGTGTTCTGCCGTTTCGTCGCGCAACTGGGCTACCGTCTGGCCGTGCGGCACGTTCGCTCGGAGTGCGAGAACGTGGCCGGAGGGAAACCAATTGCGAGTCCTGGGCGCCACGCGCTCCTGTAGAACCTCCCAGATTTCATCTGCATTAGTAGGCCACTCGATAGAGCTGATTGTCTTGCACTCCGGGCAAGCAAAGGCGGTCTGTCCGGGATCCAGCTTTAGGGCACCGCCGCAATTTATAGGGCAATCCGCTACCCATCGATCCCAGTTGACATATGCGCGGGCCTGATTAGTGAGTAGTGTTGTCATGTCCCTAGAAGCCCTTCATCTAGGTTTGATACGTCCAGTACAAAGACGCTTGCGGCATCGTCCAGGCCATCTAGACCGAAAAGCCCCACGTCGAATCCTGCGGAAGAATCATCGAATGTGAATGCTGGCGACACTTGCTCACGCACCTGTTCACATGAAATTACTATGGTGTGATTCTTTCCAACATCTATGACCGAGTGCTCGATCTTCTCAATAAAGAAATCGTGATCGGTGAATGTTTCAGCCTCTACCAGGTGCACGCGATCCGATATATCTCGGGTAAGAATTTCGTTCAGGCGAACATCGTTCTTGTTGTTTATCGTAATGGTAATTACCGGTAGACGCTGTGCGCGCTGGCCAAGTAGGATCGCCGCAACTGCATATGCGTCATTAAGATTCGCCCAGGGCATATCACCGTCATACGGCACAGGTCCGTTATTGTCAGCGACCGAATTAGCATCCTGAACAAAGACGCGATACGTACGGGCCGCAGTGATGGGCTTAGCGCGCATGGTGAATCCATTGACGGCAGACTGAGTAATTGCTGTGATAGTTACATCTACGCTGGCACCCGAAAGTCGAGAGAGCGCGAAGTTCACCGAACCGTACTGGAGTACATAGTCTGTCGTCTCTTCAGGAATAACGGCATCAATGAATGGGCTATCAGCCTGGATAGTCAGAACCCTGGACTCGCCCGCATTCAGGACTATTACGTCTGTGCTCGTGAACACTACGCCTATGTCTCCGGCTGCCCTTTGGTCGATATTCACATCAACCGTGTTGACAATGTCCTTCCAGCCAATGTCATAGGTCATTGGTGCCGAGAATTGCGGTTCAGGTCCGGAGTCTACGTATGTCGCCTGGACTTCTATCGAACTAGGCTGAAGAATCCTATGGTGCCTGTCTCGGAATACAAAGTTATTCGAACTGCTGACATATGCGATTGATGGCGGACCCTCGGACTGGAGAATGCCGTTGAGAGCATCCATTCCAGTTTGACTATCTGCATACCAGAACTGCATAATCGTGGCCCCGGGGTCTATGTCCCGTTTATCGGCCGGCCATCCTATGGCGTCTAGGATTTTGTGTATTCCATCGCCAGTACGCAAGGCTTCGAATACCTCAGTTGATACGTTCGCATTGAACTTCGATAGCATATCCAGGCAAGTGAACTGGACGGATCGATTACTCCTATCCGGAACAATAGTATAATCGTCTAGGTATCCATTGAACAGGACGTGACTCATGCCATCATACGAAGCCTTGACGACGATTGATTTTCCGGAACCCAAAAATCCCGCGATTACCGACCCTGGGTTATTGGGTGAGTAATCGCGGGATATATTGCTTAGCTCTATTTCCATCTGCCCCGGCGACACGGCAGAAAGGCTTCTGATTTGATCGCGGCCGTATCCGATACTTAGTGGCGTTCGGACGCCAAGAGTCTTGAGTGTGACATCCTCGCCCGGACCTACGATCATTATCTCATCGGCATATGTGATCTCTCCGCCGGCCGTGTTCGTGTTTGGCGCTATTCGAATATCTTCAGTGTCGCTCGCCGCAATAAAGTCAACGGTGAGTTCCTGCCATTCATCCGTCAGCGTGCTGGCGGACGATTGAGCTATTCCATCAACGGCGATTACGACATGCTGCCCACCGGTGGACGGGACATATACCCATGCGCTCATGGTATAGAGTCGGCCGGGTATGAGCTTAGGGAAGTTCAGAAACGCATAAGGGGATTGCGTATCACCGCCACCGCCACCACCAAATCTGCCTTGGTCAAATCCGCGACCCGATACACCGAATTTAACCTCTACTCCGGTGTCTCCACTGCCGCTAGGAGTGAAGGCAGTCCAGGTGACGCGAAGAGACTGCACTCCGATGTGAGATACGGTTGAGGAAAGGTCAAGGGCCGGCTCAAGCGTGCCAGCCGGCCCCCAACCGTCAAAGCTTCCCTCAAAAGAGCCAGCAAATAGGCCACCGTCGTTATCCCAGTCAATGAGTATCTGATACGCGGCCGTTGCTGTCACTTAGCCCCTACCCTTCCTTTTTATGTTCCTATTGGCGGCAACAACCATATCCTCGAAGTCTTTCTTGCTGGATATGATCGCCCCACGAAGATCGTAGTAGTTGTCTCCACCACCACCGCCGATATCGTGATTGGCTATAATGCGCTCACCGCCGCGCATCTTCATCAACTCAGGGCCGCGCTCTCCAACCCACGCGTAGCCTGCCGATGCACCAGGCGTGCCATTGGCATACCAGTTATGAGCCTTCTCATGGTCCCACGCTTCAGCGGGCGTTCCGTAGCGACTGCGAATATAATCAAGACCCCAAAGAATCTGAGTCTTGTAATTAGTTCGCCAGTCCTTACCAGCCGATGCCATTTTCGATGCAGGCAAACTTTGCGGAATCCCGTAAGCCCCCGAAGTGGGGTTAGTAGCCGTGTAGCTCCAACCGCTCTCCTGATTCCACAACGATTTCAGTGGACCGAATTCCTTCGATCCCCAGTTGTAGTTTCCGAGAATCCCCTTAGCGAACGACTGAGCCTTTCCAGCGGCCTTTGCGTCGTAGCCTCTATTACTTGGGCCACCATCAGACGTGATGATTTTTCCCAAATCATCAAGGGGTATCTTGCCCGTAGTGTCAGCAATTGTCGTTCCGACGTTGTGGATAAATGATCCCACGTGCTTAAAGCCGACCTTTAGACCCTTTAGGAGACCCTGCATAAGGGCGACGCCAGCGGGATGCAGGAGTCTGCGGTCTAGCTCAATGGGTCCCTTGTGCTTCTTAATCCATTTGGCTACTCCGGAAACCCACTTCTGGACATCGGACCAAGGGGCTTTCAATCCGTCGAAGAACCCATTGATAACGTCCGAACCCTTGCTCTTAATCCAAGTACCGGCACTCTTGAATACTGCCGTGGTCGGATTCTTTACATGCTTTCCGATCCACGTACTAAGGCCGCTCGCTACGTTTGCAATTCCGCTTGTCAGTCCGTTGACTATAGAACGGCCCTTCGAGTAGAGCCAACTGCCAGCCGAAGAGAAGGCGTTCTTAATGGGGATGACGACATGCTTAGAAAGCCACTTGCCAACGCCGGCAATGGCATTGAGAATGCCGTTTAGCATGCCGGAGATAATGAACACACCACGCGTGAACATAACCTTCGATGGGGAATGCATTTCAAACAGGCTGTCAATGCTATCCATGAACGGCTTAAAGATGTGCTTGTCTATCCACTTGCCGATACCGGTAAACAGAGAGACTATGCCGTTCAATATGCCTTCGGAGAGGCTGCGGCCTGCCGTCGCCATAAGGATTACGGCAGCAGGGAAAACCCCAAGAATATCCTTGAAGAATTTTCCTACAGCTATTATGGCTTTAGCTGATCCGCCACCCATGGCCCTTCCTACGCCTTCAATAGCGTAAAGAGCCTTGAGGTATATAGTCGCGCCCCAGCCATCTATATTCTTCAAGACGGTACCAATAAATCTGCCGAGCGCTCCCTTTGCCCCTGGTATTTCCTTTTCGAAGCCGTCAACAAAAGCCTTCTTCAGGGGCTTCCAGATGACATCAAATGCCTTAGCAAAAGGCTTACCTATATCGCCTATGCTCTTTAGCAGGGGGGCAATAACCTTCAGAATCGGAATGTGCTCAAATACCTTGGCGAGCGGCCCTGCTATCTTACCAATTCCCACCAGGGAGAGAACGCCTATGATCGCGTCAAGCCAGTGCTTTTTCCAGAAAGATGCGCTAAATAGGTCAGTGCCCAGACTTGCCAGGAAGCCGAGTGCGAATCCTATTGCGTTACCACCGATTGACTTGCCGACATTGACCCAATCGACTTTCTTTGCAACATCGGTGATCATCTTTCCGAGGTCGGCTATACCAGACATCGCAAACATGAAGGCAACGCCCAGGATATGCCCCAACACCTTGCCGACAGTTTTTGCGTCCAGGCCTGAAATGGCGTCCGTAATCGTCTTAGAGAGCTGATTCTTTACAGACGGTCCCTTGGCGTTCGTCAGCTTCTTAGCCTGAGTGAGGCTGAGGTTTTCACCAGTCTGCATAATGCCGCCGGGATTCGCCTTGCCGGCAGACGCAAGAGCCTTCGCCCCCGAACCTTCGCCAGACTTGAACGTCTTTATCGGATTGAGCGTCTTAGTTATCGCCTCAGCTTGAGCCTTTGTTGTGCCAGGCTGAATAGTCGGACGAACCGGATAGGTCGGAAGGTGGTAAGACTGGTACTTAGTCGTCTTCTTAGTAGTCGGCGAAAGCTTATCGATCAGCTTATCTACGCCAGTCGATTTCAAAGCATTGGACAGAAGATCCTCTACTTGACCTATCTTCGATTTGATAGTGTCAACGGGGATCATGTCACCTATGGCGTCCTTGAACTTTCCAGCCGCCGGCAAGCCGACCTGAACAATCCACTCCGCAAACGAAGTGACCGGAGGAAGGAGCTTGTTGCCAAGCTCAATCGACATAGTCTCTACTGCCGACTTCAGCAGATTGAATTGAGCCTGAGCGGTTTTCCTCTGGGCTGCAACAGCCGGCCCGTACTTGCCCATGCTCGCATTAACCTGATTCTGCTTCTTCTGCAAAACGTCGTAGTTGTTAACTAGCGACATAATTGCGGAAGAAGACTTGCCTCCACCGAACGCCATAGACAGCAACTGAGCTTGCTTGGTAGCGCTCAGGCCGGCGGCATCCATCTTGCTCTTAAGCAGGCCCACGGCGCCCACCAGGCCGCGCGGAGAACGCATCTCATTCGCAAGCTCTGTACCGGTAAGGCCAATCGTTTTCAGGACCTTAGAAGCAGCCTTAGAAGGAGCGCCCAGGAGTGAAATGGTCATACGGAGTCTGGTTGCAGCACTCGCTGCACCGACGCCTTCATCCGTGAACACGGCCAGTGCTGCGCCGACGGATGAGAATGTTAGACCGAACGTTTTTGCAGTCGGGAGAATACCGGTTCCCAATGCGGAAACCATATCTTCCATCGTCATATTACCGGCACCGATAATTGCGTTAACGGTAGCTGCCGATTGAGCGAAGGAGGTAGCTCCCTTAATTCCCGTACGCCATGCGCCGGCTAGAGCATTCGTTGTCGACTCAAGGTCGGCCCCACCAACGGCGGCTAGATCAGACGCCACCTTTAGGGATTTCATTGCATCGACGTTATCCATGCCGACGGATTTCAAGTGGTAAAGCGCTTCCGATAGCTTTTCTGGCCCCTGTTGTGTCGATGGAGCCAGAGCTAGGACTTGCTTGGATAGCGTCTTAACGTCGCCTGCCGTTGCGCCGGCCTGCGTCTGAATCTTCTTCATAGAAGACTCGAACTTTACGGCAGACCTAACGGACTCCGCCGCTATCAGTACGATAGGAACGGCGGCTTTCATGGCTATTGAGCCGATGCTCTTCGCCATGCCGCCGACCTTGGAGCCGAGGGACGTAACGTCTTTCTGGGCATTCTTAATGCCCTTGTTGTTGTAGGTGCTGTATATGGAAAAGCCTAGGGAAGTTACTGTACTCATACCTTGTTCTTCCCGTTTTTGGCCACATACTTAGCAGCGTTCCGAAGAACTAGTTTCACTTCTGCAATGGCGAATGGCGCTTCCGATTTAACAGCGTTAAAGAACCAATCGCTCTTTTCCGGAATCTGACTAACCCAAATGTCGCTGTTGCCGAATACGGGGTGCCTGAAACCCTTTGGCGAGTCAAAACCACGCGGGATGATTGCCTCAGACTTCTCCGGCATCCGCGTAACGATGCGAATGCGAGCGTTCTTTCCGGTCTTTACCTGAACTCCCACACCACGTGCAACTGCGGCGCGGATTTTGTTCGCGTCAGTAGACCTGACCGGTAGCGATCTCGCGTTTGCTTTCGCTTTAGCGACAATAGGAGTTGCGGCGGCACGAATATCTTTTCTCAACTGAGCTGGAAGCTTTTTATCAATAGCGCGAAGAGCTTTCGCTATCTTCGCCACTTCACGCCCGGGTTTCAGATCAGACATTTAATCACCCCTAGCGGCTTGCCTCTTATATTCTGCGTGTAGCTCCCACGGGCGTATTACCGGAATGGGCTTCATGTCATCAGCTCCGCCAGATTTTGTGTTCATCTGTGCGTACGTATGAAGCATGGATTGAAGCAGTTCGTTTATTTCCGCGAACTGCTCACTAATCCACTGATCGTCAAGGCGGCCGGCAACATTCTCATATGCCTGCCATTCGGCTAGCTCAAGTGCCGTCATACGGCCGAGCATTTCCCGAACTGTCATTCCACCTAGAGACTTAGCTAGTCTGAAGTAGAACTGACGCTCGGGTCGCTGCCGAAACCCTCGGTCAGCTCCTCAACGTCCTTCTCCGACATGCCGTTCATCTCTCGCGCAATGTCGAACAAGCGCTCAAGGACGCCGGCGTTTTTCTGCCCCAGAAGAGTTACATCAATATCGGAAAAGACTCGCTTGTTGTTTTCGTCAACCATGCAAAGGGCAAGCAGACGCGCACGGAAGTTCGTGAGATTCATTTTCTGCGTGCCGCTCTTGCCCTGCGTCACGGACTTGGCTTCGAAGTCATCTCGCTGAGTGCCAGTGAGGGAAAGAAGTCGGACCTCACCAGGTTCCGTGACTCCCTCTTCGTTCCACTCGGGAACGGGAACGTCTTTCCAGGTAAGGTCATTCGCCTTGAGAATCTGAGCCTTAGTAAAAAGCGCCATGATATTTTCCTATGCGGATTAGGGGAATGGCGAGGCAGTCCGCAAGGGAGACAGGCAATCCCCTGCCTCGCCATTCCGGTATATGGTGTGTGCCTGTTATTAGGAGGTAGCGCGGTCGAACGTGTCGCGCTGAACCATAAAGGTGACTGAAACCTCGGAAAGGGTTCCGACATCACCGGTCAGCGGCTGGTAATCCAGTAGAATGCACGTTGCGCTGTATTCCGGGTTATCCGTACCGACTACGTCAGCGGTCGGTCGAATGTTCACATCGAACTCTGTCTCATTCTTCCAAAGAGGGTAAAGAGTCGCGTCTACCTCGGAAGCGGAAAAGTCCTGCTGAAGCTTCAGAACGATTGTGTTGTTCTGAAGGCCGGCAGCAGCCTCTCGGCCGTCTCCGCCGAAGTTAGTAATGTCGATGTTGTCTTTGGAAAGGTTTATTTCGGCGGACGAGCAATGATCCGAAAAATCCGCCGCGTTGATTGCTGTATAGCAATTCTTAAGAATGAGCCTAGACATTGTCGGCAACCTTCTTTACTGCGGGCTTGGCCGCTGGCTTATCCGGAACTACCGGCTTGATATGGCCGGCCTCTATCAGCGCCTCAATGGCTTCGCGCCCCATGCGCAATGCGACCTGTTCGCCGCGCTTAACTCCGTTGATTGCATGCCGCCCTATTACCTCGAAGACACCCTCAGCGGCACCTTCCGAAGGCAAGCGGTGCGCCTCTACCGCCCGCATCAGCTCATCCTTACGAGAGCCACCGTGACGCTCGTGAGCGTTCCGGGGAGAGCTAGGGTCGCAATGCCAGGCGTATCAACTCCGGCATGCTCTTTACGAAGGGGGAGCCAGCATTCGCCAGTAGTGGCGGCAATTGTGACTGACACCGCAGGATTGGCTACGCCATAAGAGGTTTTTCCGGCAACGGTAATTCCGAGAGTCAGAGCACTGCCACTGCCGTTCTTAATAACGACGAACGTATTGTGGCCGCTGCCAACTTCGGCAGTCATGCTCGTTGCCGGAGTATCGAGTCCGAAATTTATCTTTGTTCCTGCGTCAACCAGATTCTGCACGGTAAGGGCTGTCATGATTTAATCCCCTGCAAATATCGTCGTGAGATGGAGACAGGCTCCAATGTGGGGGATTAGAGGCTTTAGCCTCGTTGAAAGTGAACCCCCATATTCGTCCATCTTCGTAATCATCGAATCCTCAACGACTCCGCCGAGACTGGGATTTTCGAATATGATTCGGCGCAAACTTTTTTCGCTCGACCCGTCTACGTAGTCGTCCAAAGCGTTTTGTGCAAATTGGATCTCTGGGATACCGACCATAACCATGAGAGGAAATGACCAGGAGTCGAGCCCACGCCCCATGCTTTTTGTGAAGTCGGCTACGGGTGGCCCGATTACTACCGCAGGAAGGTTGGTAATATCTGCCCACACTGGATAGATGTTCAATTCCTCTAGCTCCGCGCGAATGGTCGTAGCTATTGCTTGACGAACTTCACCTAGATTCGGCATTAGCTCGCCACCAATACACTTCCACGCCTGAAATTCTTCAGCTTCTTAAAAGCCAAAGTGTTTTCTCTTAGGACAACTACGCTTCCGAATTGATCAGACCCGGCAATTCCAAGTCGTTGGTCTTTCAATTGGAACGTATCAGAAGTCATGATGAAAGCCGCTTGCCGTACTGATGCCGGCACTGCCGACCATCCCCAACGGGCCGTAACCGATACCAATTCACCCGTAGGAAAGTTACCCTTGATAGTCCAATAGGGAAATCCACCTAGCCCCTGAACGACGCCATTCGCAGGCTCAAGCACCAGCGATGAATTGTCGTAAGTGGTTCCGTCCGAATCGACTATCAATCCAACATCTGTACTGAAGTCGTCCGTTATCAAAATGGACGGATACTTACTCCACTCGCTTCGTTCCATATTCCTTATCGACTTATACTTACGAATAGAAGCCGAACCGGAATCATTGAAGTCCCTATGACAGTGGCGAATAATATCTATCGTCGTTGACGAAATGGCATCAGATATTTCTTCGTCGTGATCGGTCGGTTCAATGCTCATGTAGTGACGAACTTCTTCGAGCGTTAGGAAATCAGCGCCCAGGGTCATGGTTAGACCCCTGTTCGCAATACCTGAACCACTGAAGAAGAAGCCGTGATTCCGTAAAGAGCCTCGCCGCTACTCAGCTTGATAGGCCACGGCAGGTCTGCACTAGCCGCAAGCTTGTACCCATTAGATGTGGTAACCGTGGCGGAACCTATGAACAGGTCAGCAGCACCATTGGTGATATACAGCGTCTGTCCGGACACCCCATCAGAATCAGCAACGCTTAGGAGTGTCGCCGTGGTGGAAACGGTGACCGCAGCACTTCCGGTGGCCATATGGCATACTCCTTACTTATCGCTTTTGGGGCTCTGCATTTTGTTGGCGGCTGCTGCCGTCTGCTTGGCCGCTGCCGGCTTCTTAGGATCCGGCTTAGGCTCTACGGGAACAGGCTCCGGTGCCGGCTCAGGCTCCGCTAGACCATTCTTCTCAAGCCACTCATCCGAAACCTCAGAGCCTGCGGAATGAACAAGGAAGCCGTGACCGCTGGGATTGTCGTCAGCCCAAACGATCTCGTTATTTCGTGTTCGCAGGATGTCTACGTCAATTTTCATTCGACATCCCCTTACACGTAGTAGAGAGTCACGCGAAACTTGCCGGCCGTAGCAGTGCCCACGATTACAGCCTTTACGTTGCGCGTCGCGGTAGTCTTAAGCGACGTATCGCCGGTCGCATCAGGAATTACGTCCTTGCGGCCCGTGGTCCATGTGGTGAGATCCGCAGGCGCATAAACATCGTTGGCGCCTTCGAGCTGAACCTTTACACTAGTAGCGCCAGTAATTGCCGTAAGAACCTCAACATAGCCACTCGTCACAAAAGAACCGACAGGGACACTATTGTCGTTGCCGTTAATACCGCGCAAGGTCTTAGTTCCAGCCGTGCCGCCGTCCTTTGCGAAATCATATTCCGCAATTACTACCTTAGGGGTTGTCGTACCCTCAATGATTCCCATTAAGAAACACCCAATCCATTAATTCCGAACACGCTTACAGACACGGTAGGAGAGGTTCCGCCGCTGATATTAGAAATGTTCAGGCGAACAATTCTAGAGATCTGAACAGGGCCGTTTGACTGAGGAAAATGAGTAAATACAACGCTTGGAGCGTCCAGGTCGCTTCCGCTTCCGCCCTCAAGAACCGGGTACCAATTGACGCCATCAATCGATCCCTCAAGTAGAACCGTCGCAAAATCAGGACTACCGGTTGTACTTACCTGCATTCCAAAATATCTAACATCGGCCGCATATTCCGATTCCGTAGCGCCCGTTACGGTGGCGTCCGTTATCCAGTAAATCTTCTCGAATTCCACAAAGCCTCCAAAAGAAAGGGGGTGCAACCGCCGAAACGATTGCACCCCCTTTTGACTTTTCTCAAACACCAGTTCGAATGACTGGGAAAAAAATTAGACGCCAGTAACCTTGCAGAAGGCGGCCGGACGGTAGACGACGAAAGCCGCACGCATGTCCGCACGCATGGCCTGTTTGCCGTTCACGAAGTAATCGGAGTGCGAGTTAGAAACCTGCACGTTGATACCGCGCTTGACGGCAAGCTCGCTGTAGTTAGCGAAGTCTCCGACGATGATGGTGCCGGCCACTAGCGCCTGCGCCTCAGTCACCTGAAGTCCCCAGATACGCGAAACGCCGGTGTCGCTCGGGTTGCCCCAGATGTACAGACCATCAGCAGTACGCAGAAGTCGAATACCCTGCCAGTCAAAGGGGTTGAACACCGCTGCGTTCGGCATAGCTCCACCGGTAACGCGAACGTTCGTCATGGCCTTGTAAACAGCATCCGGGGTAGCGTCGCTACCCTTTGCCTGCGTCTGGATGCCCGAGTAGGTAGTCAGACCCTTAAGGTTCGGAGCGTTGCCATCGCCAGCGAGAATCTGGGAGTCCAGACGCTGACGCACCATGAACGGAAGGCGGTTGTCAACGTAGCCACGAACCTGAGCAACATCCTCAAGCTGTTCATCCGTGATTGCGAGATAAACCGAGATCTTACGGACGGGCGAACTCTGCTCAGTAAGCTCGAAATCAGTCTGAGGATAGGCGCCACCCTCCGCGACTTCTGTGGCATTTGTTACGCCATCAGTGCCGAATCCAGTCTCTTCCATGAACACGACCGCAGACTGATTAGTAGCATTCTGCGGAACGATGTCAACGACCTGAATCGGGCGGGTCACGAAGTCAACGACACGGCCGGTACGGATGTTCTGAGGTGCCCAGCCATCACCGGTGCTTATGTCCGTGGCAGCAGTCTTCAGCATAAGGCCCTTGAGGTCAATATCCAAGGTCGCCTCAGGACCAGAATTACCGGTCTTACCCTTGTAAGCCTGCGACTCAATAAACAGATCACCAAAAGACTTGCGCTGAGCAGGAATATTTGCGTTGTTGTTCTCATTGCCGCGCTCACCATCGCGGGCATTCGGCGCCTGCTGAATGCGCTGCGCAGCCTTGAGAGTTTCCTGCAAGTCGTCGTGCTTAGTGCCCAGGTCGTTAAGTTCGTGGTTCCACTCGCGAACCTGCTTGGCAACCTCGAAGGTGTTACCAGTAACAGACTTCACCTTAGTGAAGTCCATTTCCGGCCCCGCCTCAGAGATGACCGCTGAAACCTTGGCACGGAGGTTATCAATCTTGCCCTTTACTTCCTTCAGGGCGGGGAAGTCAATTTCAGTAGCCATTGGTATTATTCCTCTGTATTTCCATAAGATCGAAAATGGCAGCTTCGCGGGCAAGTTCCTCTTGCGGCGTGTCAACGACCGCCTTAAGGTTCTTAAGCTCATCATTCAGCCAATCGAGCATTTCGACTGATGCGTGAGACATGGTGCGGCCCTTTGCGGCTCGCATTGCCGCAATCTCCTGCGCGCGAAGAATAAGGTCAGATACCGAAGCCAAGACAGCGGCACATTCGTCAGCGAATTTAAGCGAGGTCGAATTGGTATTCGCGCGGAGTTCAGGAACCTCGCGCTTAGCCTCTTCCAGGTGCGCGGCAAGGTGGTTGTAAACACCGCGCCGGTCGGCATCGGGGATGCCGGCCCCTCCACGTGCTCCATTAAGGATTGCAATACCCGTGATGCAAGCGCGGATATTGGCCTCACCCTTGACGGCTTCATGGTGGGGAAATTTGTAGGACTCCTTAACTTCAGGATCCTTAGTGGGGTCACACCAGGCAAAAACACTTCGGAGATCAGACACCGAAGATTCCGCAGGGATACCCTTTATCGCCTTGCTACCGTTCCATTCGCCGTCCGCAGCCTTAGTAAGGTGCGGGCGAATTGCAGCCTTGTAAGCATCGCCAGCCATTGCGGCCTGCTCCTTAGCGGCCTTAGTGCCTAGAGTGCGGGTATTAACTCCGGCACCCTGCATAACCGGCGACACTTCATGGACCTTGACGGCATTAAGGAATCGAACGTCTTGTCCATCGAATACGCCAGGGGCTGCGTCCAGGATGTCAAATCCGTAGGACCACTCACCCAATCCACTTTTGGCAAGTTCGGCCACGGTATTAAACGCGTCTACGCCGTGCGTGGTGTCCATGAAGAACTGCATATCTGCAATTGCTTCAGACTTAGTGGTTCGGATAACACCCTTGCCAACGGGAAGCTGGCCGGACCAACTCTGATGACCGTAGGCGCTGACGACGATGGGTGCACCATCCTGGATTGCATCCGGAGGTGTTACGTCGCCGTCTTTGTCAATTACGTTGAATGTCGAGAACACCGCCTCGACTTCACCCTTGGCGGCATCCTTGATTCGTATTGTGGAAGAGAAATCCTTACGGATGGGCATAGCAATTTCCAATCGGTACCAGGAACCGGTTAGTTGCCATTTGGACCATTGCCCGGAGAAGTCGGGTCTTGTCCATTGGCTGATTTAGGAGGTAGTTCAGAAAGGGGGGGTTGCATTTGTACGGAAACAAGGCCGGTATGCTGACCGGTCAAAAGGCCAAGATCCCGCGTCATCGTCGCCTGAACTGACGCGTCCGGCTTGTATCCGGATTTAATAAGCGAATCGATGGAGTTAGCCTGAATGCGGAAGATCTCCGCCAGGTCTGTTTCATCCTCGCGAAGGAAAGCCACATCTGAGGTGTCGTACCAAAGTGCGGCTTGGCTATTAGGCGCGTTGACGACGTTCTGAAGGCTCGCCGCAGCAATGCGCCACAACGTGCGAATGGTGCCGTCAGCGAGACGCCGGCGAGCGGCTGCGTAGTTGCCAGCATTAAGGCCGGAACCCTGCAATCCCTCAGAGAAGCCAACCCACTGAGGGGGCATTCCGCCGGCTGACGCTATGCGCGACTCGCCCTTTCCGACCGTTGCGGAGAAGTCGAGCTGCCGGAAATCCATTGTCAGTGGCGTTACGTCTGCGCCACCCAAAAGGAAGAGCGTCTTATAAGCATTGAACGCCCCCTGATGGCCTGCTTTGAATTGCAAGACGAATTCGTCAAAGTCTTCTTTCGAAGTATCCTTATCGAATTTGACAGCGAGGTTCGGAACGGCGGCATGATCGAAAAATTGCTTCTTATGCAAGGTGGACGACATGTCCGCTTGAATCTCAAGCAGGATTGGCGTAAGCCACGACATGCCACGGAATCGAGCAACAGGATCCGGTGTCGGCGAATAATGGCAGACTTCATCAGGCATAAGCAGGACCGTTGGCGCTTGCCCGTTGTCCTGTTGCGGCACACCGCTTAGCTGCGTGCTATACATGTATCCGATGATTCGCGCATCCGCCGCAAAAGGATCCTTGTTGCTGGCGAGGCTTGAACCGATAAGGATGATGACCCAATCGGGACGCAAGCGCGTGAGCCGCAGCCCCTGGCCGGCGGCTGCCTTTCCATAGCGCCCAAGGTCGTCGGTACGCGTCCAGTACGAGTTCCCTGCGAGCGAAGCGTCCTGTTCCATACGCGCAAGCAATTCGCCTGTCGTGCCGCCTGGCCATGGCGTTTCCAATATGGAAAGCTCTGGACTGCCGAACAGATTGCCCTTATTAATCCTGTCGCGCCAAATGAAGGTACCTTCAGAAAACAGCTTCATTCGCGCATCAATTACAGAAAAAATAGTACCATTGCGCTTGTAGGCGCCTTGTGCATATCCCTCGAAATCGTTGTCTAGTCTTTCCTCGGTAGATATCCCAGAAGCGACGAAGGGGAGATTCAATAGGTCTGTCTGCCAGAACGGCGGCTGGACGAATGACTTTTTTTCCCTGCCGAATAGGCGTTTCCAGAATGCCATAAAGTTGTCACCCCCAAGCCATTGCAGTGGTTGTGGTTTTCTCAAATGAGAGCTTTTCGTGACCCCACAAAGCCAATGTCATGCAAACTGCGGGACTGATATCCACGTTCACGTTCGGTCGAGCCAGCGCCCAGAGTCCGGCCAAGTCGCGCTTTGATGCGCCGCGCATTGCGTTGTTAAGGTCCGTCTGATCGCGGTGCCACAGGTACGGCTCATTGTTCTTTGCCGGACAAATAGCGGAGCGCATCTTTCCGCACGCCTGAGCGTATTCACGCGCGGTAGGAGAAACGACTCTGATGCCGGCGGCTTCGAGTGCCGGCTTGAGGTCTCCGGCCTGCGATGTCATGTCGATGATGAAAGCAATGGGCTTCCAACGCTTCTGCAATTCCTTAGCGCGCTCTACGACCCAATTGGCACCGGGGCGATAGTCAATCTCGGTTCCGTCACCACGACTCGTTATTTCAGCGACCTTGCTGCCGTCGCCGGCATCGCCTACCGCGAGAATGCAGGAGTGCGAACGATCCGGATTCGTATCAATGGCGAAGACGAGTGGCCGCTGTGGAGCGAGGGATTCCGTAGTTCGAGCCAGCCAATGTTCCTCCGAAAGCACTTTCCATTGCTCGGTCGGATTGGGCCAGTCTCCGACGCCTAGTCGCTCCTGCTTAAACAGCACAGGACCGAGCGAACGGAATTCTTTCTCTATATGCTCCCGAGAAATGGTTATACCCATACTCGGATTAGCTATTGCCCACGCCTCAGGATCGGTAATCGATTCGTGGTCAGGACACTTGTAATCCTTGACCTCGGGATCGCAATAGTCGTTGCAGTGATTTATGGACCATTCAAGATATGAAAGCGAAGGATCTTCTCCCTTGAGCGCACGCGCACGCACCGCACCGAATTGCGTAGACTCCTGATTGCCGGCGGATCCCGTATACCAAAGCTGTGGATTGCCAGTCACTGATCGAGCCGACATCGTAGGGATAAGCGCGGCAACCGCCGTATCGGCTAGGTACATCGCTTCGTCCAGGATGATTAGATCACCGGTGAAGCCACGGCCACCGCCCTTGGTCCGCGTACGGAATCTGATCTTTTGTTTGTTCTTTAGAGTGATTCCCTCATCGCCGTGCGAACGCGACACGCGCATCACTTCGCGGTCGAGATCTGGATTACTTTCAATGAGAGTTAGCAAACGCTCGAATGCCTCAAGCGAAGTATCGAAGAGGTGCGCTGAATGTATGATGAACTTCTCGCCAAACAAAAAAAGCCCGGCAAGTTCCCGGGCTTCTAGAATGCTTCCTTTTCCATTTTGTCGAGAAACCATTAGGCCAACTTCGAAAGCTGACCACTTTCCGTCGTCTCTTACTCCGAGCGACTTTCTTAGTACCGTCTTTTCCCATTCGAACAAATGCAGACCGGCTGTTGCCGCAAGTTCTATCGCGTCATCACCGAGACTGTATGTTGTTGAAATAGGCGTATGCATGATCCGTGGATCCTGAACGCCAATCATCATCTCGGCAGCTCGCTGCCCTTGGGTCGCGTCCGGCGGCTGTCCTGCCGGCGCGCGGCAGACTGCGGAGACGCTGAGGTCTCCGTCCCGCCACCCGTACGCTTGCTGACGCGGTTGCGGATGGTCGCCAGGTCCGGCACGTCCGACGGGAGCCCCGGGGACGCCTGAGGGGCCGCAGGGGCCTTGTCCATGGCCTCGATCTTGGCCAGGCAATCCATGAGTCTATTGGTCAATGGTGCAATCTCTTTGTAGTCCGGACCGCTTCTATTGCAGTGTTCGCATTCGTTGCCACTGAGCGCTCTGCCGAGCATGTCACGGATAGCTTTAAGAGATTCAAGCGTGTCGTCTTGCCGTAGGACGCCTAGCAGGACATCGGGTATCTCTTGCATAGACGCTCCTTTGGGTGCGGCCCCAGTTATCGATTTCCCTTTATGGAATTGCAAACCCTGTGCATTAGTTGAACGTTAGAAAGAAGATCATTGCCACCATTTGAAAGCGCTACGCGATGATCTATAGTCGGGCCCATAGGCAGTAGACCCGAAAGCTCCATGTCTACCGGACAATTACAATATTGACATTCGTAATTATCTCTTTCGGCTATCTCAAAGAGCGAATACTTTTCGCTATGAGCACCGATCTTCCTTGCCCTACGCGCGCGATGCTTACGCCTATCGCGTTCTGCTCTTCTCTTGTCTGCGCATGGCTCGCACAGTCTCACGCCATTTGACTTGACGGCTTCAGTTGGAAGACTGCAATCCGTGCATGGATTTACTGTTACGCCAACCATCCTGTTTTGCCTGTAATAATTTCTGTGGTATTTACGTATACTGCCGTGATTCTCTGTGGCCCATTTTTCCAAGAGATGCTTTTTGCATATTCCACTACTGCCAGCGTGAGAATCGCAATCAACGAATGAACACGCTCTATTCTTCCTACATGACTGACACGTCATCTCGCCAGGTGGCAGAGATTTCGTACTTCGCCATAGCAGCTTTCCGCATCCGCTCGCGCATGGAACATCGGCCTTTCTGGGCAACGCTCATTCTCCTTTTAAATTTTATGCACGCTAACTCTTCAAGATCATTTAGGAAACACGCAATTTAGAGAGGAAATAGGTCAGGAGTGGGGGCAGGGTCAGCCACGGTCCATGATCAGTTGCATACCCACCCCCCCACATGTATACCTATGCGTTGCCGGTACCATTTGCTCCCCTATCCACACATGTGATTGATCAATGCAATGACATATGACAGAGCTCTGCGGTCGGCGGCTCAAGTCACCAGCGGCGAGACGCATTAGTTGCAATGCGTACTTCTCTATTTCCTTTGGCACTGTTGCATGTACGATGCGCCTCGCGTGCATTGCTACGCTCAAGCGCTAGATGCGGTGCCTTGCTTAGCGGTATGTGGTGGTCGAGTGTCCATGCCCACTTGTTGTTACGGTCTATGCGGGATAGCTCCATGTCTATTGGCCGTGCACACACACAGCACACGTGGTCGCCATTCTCCTTAAGCCACTGCTTAAGCCTATTGAGCGGCCTGCCTGAGCGACCACGCCTCTTGTTGAGCGCATCCTCGCTATCGTCCACCCTGCACACCTACTGCCTATACCTAGGTGGCCATTCCCCTAACTGCCCCGTCATACATTGAATGATTCAATTGGTATTGAACGCAAAGAGGCCACCACTCGTGATCGTTACGAGTGGTGGCCTCAGTGGGCATGCCAGTGGGTACCGCTTAAGCTTCGCACCCCTTCGCGCTAGCGTCAATGTGCTACACGTGTGCTAGCGCATATGTGCTAGCGCCCCCCTTCGTGCTGTGTAGGTAGAGGCATGCGCGCGCGCCCACGCGGTAGGGGTGGCGGGGCCGGCATCGGCTCGCCTGGTATGTACTGCGGTAGCTCTGCTAGGTCCCATCGTGGTATGCCTCGCTTGCCGCTGGCGTACGCGGTAACTCGGCCTTCCGACTTCCATCTGTACAGCGTGCCTACGGGACGACCGGTGTAGGCGACCGCTGTAGCGGTATCCACAAGTCCGCTGATACGCGCAAGCAGGCGTACCCATTCATGTCGCTTATAGCGGTGGCCGCATTGTACGCACGTCACATCGCTGTCGCTGTCCTCGGCTACAACGAGCATGCCGGCACATTGGCCGCACGGCGTATCAGGCAATGCCTTTTTACGCACATCATAGCCAAGCATAATTCGCGCCGCTTTGACGTGCTTACGAAATGCTTCGCGTATCTCTAGCAGAAGCGCTGCGGATTGCGGTGTTGCCTGATCCACTCCGGCGAGCTTTACCAAATCGGCAAATGAAAAATATTCTCGCTGCGCCAATCCTAGAATAAGCCTTAGATTAGCATTCGCATAATCTAGCGAATTTGATATATCGTCTCGCAAATAAACGGCTTCGAACTTGCCAGGCGCCGACGATTCCGACTTGTTCGCCTTTTTATCTTCGCTATTTCGCACATTGCGAAGCTGAACAATTTCACTCTCAAGCTGGTTGAAAAGGCCGGCCTGTTTCACATTCGCACTGCGATGATACTTGATTCCGTCGATTACCTCTACGAAATCAACTTTCTCATTCCACCCTGATGTCAATTGCTCGTACTGCCTTAGCACTACTTTCCACAGAAGTTCGTCCACCGTTATAACTCCTCTTGTGCTGGCAAAAGCAGTGCGTTTGATCTGGACCGTTATTTTCGCAGTCCTTGTGACGATTCGGCAAATTATTATCGGCCGCGTCCTGGCACGGCTCACAGATTGGCAAGGAATTTCCTCTCTTTGCGCGCACGCCGCTTCTCGGCTTCCTCAACCTCACGAATCAGATTCGGCAAGTCGTGATCAACGGCCAGGGTGAACGCTTCCTTATCGTGAAAGGCGCAATCCGCTAGCCGAATACCGGGATGCCGTGTGCTGTGCATGAACTCAACAGCCATGCCTTTGAACTTGGAATAAATATCATTCATATCCAACCTCACCCTTTTTAGGTTCTAGATACTCGCCACTAAGTTTGTTGATTCGCGGATATCGCGGCTTCTTCGCCGAAGCAACTCGAAGCGAAACGTCTAGCTGTTCCTCTGGACTACACGCGAAATCATGCCGCGAATACCAATTGAAGTAATCGATATAGAAAGCGAAGAACGCTCCATCTTCGATTTCCTTTTCAGTAAAGAACGTTCGGCATACGAGACACAGTTTCGGCTTGAAGATAAAAGGTTTTTCAGAACGGACAGGGGTCGCATTCCTGGCAGCTTTTTCCTTCAACTCCTGCGAGTATTTTGGCGCAACAGCCGTGGGCGCGTTGATAAAGCTCACAGGAGCCTGTGGAGGGTTTACGGTTACATCAACTCGACTCGCGTTCACGTAAGCGCCGCTACAGGGATGCGACGCCAATACAGGCATTGCACCCCATTGCGATGCGGTGTGCCTACGGAGCAACCGCAGAGGTTTGCCAGTGCGTTCCTGTACAAGGTCGTAGGTTGAGCGTCCAGCTATGAGCGCTTCTCTGTATGCGTCCAGTGAGAGCGGGGTGAGGTCGACGGCTGTTTCTAGTCCATCGACAAATGAAACGAAAATGTAGGTCTTACATTTAGAACATTGACTCAATTCGGGTTCATTACTAATAAGACTTGTCATCGAAATGAAACCTCAGCGTCCAGTGAGCCGACTACTCTGCGCATTCGTTCCAAGATCATCTAGCACTTGTTCCACAGTTGTCGCACACACTCCGGCTGACATACTTGGCATACATGGAATAACTTAACTACTCTCTGTGAGTGTGTCCATGATCGCTCACCAGTTATGTCAGCCGGCCCCAGTTATGCCAAGTATGCCAAGTCTGTCATGTGTGCCAGCCCTGAAACCCACAGTTGTGTCAGGGGCCTGGCATAACTGCGGATTCTGACATAACTGTAGGTCAGAGGCCTGTAAGGGGTGGCATAACTGCGGGAGTCTCGATCTTGGGCAGCGACCAGTAGGAGACAAGATCACGACCGAAGCCGGAGCGTTCTACTACTACGTCCAAGGACTTCCTAGCCCTATGCAAAGAGGATTCCGAAATACCCTCCTGCCTGGCCGCAGTCTTGGCGTCTTTCGCGTTTGTTTTTCCTTGCGACTCCAAAAGATCCTTAAGAAACTTCTTCGCGTCGGTCATCTGTCCGCCATCGCTCAAGCTGGACTCTGCGAGAACGTCGGAAGTTTTGACCTTTGTAGTACCGGTAATTTTGATAAAAGAAGTTGAGATAAAATTGCCATCTTCGGTGAACGAGAACGGTTCGATAGTATACGTATAGCTATCGATATTCAGGTTCCCTAGATTGCTCTTTTCCTGTGAAAGGATGTAGCCATTTTCTACTTCAGGATCCGCAATGACGCCCATAGCCGATCGGCATACGTTACCCATTTCAGTGCTTCCCAAAATGGCATCCATAAGGTTGTTCGTCATTGCCTTGCGCGTGTGCGCCAATCCGATAGCTGCCAAATTGTTTTCAATGCACATTTTCTGAATTGCTTGCATACTGGTCCGCATGAACGATCCTGTGTCGCCCTTAATCGATTCAAGGTTTGCGCTCAGCGGGTCGAGCATCACGCACGCCGCATCGACGCTACGCGCTGCTTCCGCCATGCGCTCACAGTCTCGCGGTAGGATCACGTTGCTGTCCGGCACGGACACGAAGAAGATGCGCGACAGTTCCGCGCCGGCAGCGACCATGCGAGGCTTCACCGTTCGTTCTAGCGAATCCTCGTTGACCACATATAGCACTGACTTGGGCTTGCCGAAAAAGCTGCCGTCCATGTTGCCGGTCGTGATGTCCGCAGCGATGCGAGCGAGCATCGTTGACTTGCCTACGCCACCACGACCAGCGATTAGGGTGATCTCCCCCATGGGAACGCGCTCTTTCCAAAGCCAATGCGTCGTAAGAGACCGAATACCGGACGCACCGGTAAGGACAATCGAGCGGCCGGCTTGCAGCTCCTTCTCTGCTTCCTCCTGCCCTTTCTTCTTAGCAATCGTCTTTTCTTTTTCGATCTCAGTAAGACGAATGCGTTTATCTTCGGCAATAAAACGTGCAACAGGATCCCGTTGTGCTGCAACCTGATCTAGTTGCGTTTCCTGCATATCGGGCAATCCGGATGATACGGAGTCAGATCCTTCACTTGGTACTTCTCCGGCACTGACGAAAGGGTGGTGTCCGTTTTGCATTCCCGCCCCTCTCGGCAATCCTTGCAATAAACGTTAAATTCGCAATCGTCATGCGGCTTCGCGTCGAGCCGGCAGTTCGGTTCCACATCCCAACCCGCGCCCCGCGCCGCTACCTCTGCTGCGCCCCGTGTGGGCCACATGCCGGCGGTGCGAGCCGTCGCGTGGCACTCCAGTGCTTCGTTAGGCACCGCTGGGCTGTGCCCTGCCAGCACCGCGTCATAGGCTGCCTGCGGCGTGCTCAGCCACCCCTTGCACGGTCCGTCGCACCGCATCCGCCAAACCTGCTCAGCGCTCATTCTTCATCATCCGGCACGGGAGTTATGTCATGGCGCGCATTCTGTAGCTCGCAATGGTTCCACCGCCTTTGCGCTTCATTCCACTGCACAGGCTTGCCGCATTCAAGGCAATACATGTTCGGCCCTTTAGGCGATGCCTGATGCATATTCTCAGGAAAAATCACGTGCTGCCATTTCGAATGCGTGCTACTCCACTCGATTGGAATATTGCATGTCGCGCAATGCACACAACTAGAAGGAGTGGCCGACTTCTCCAATACCCAATGCACTCCGGTAAGCTCGCAATCGCTCTGATACTTATGGAACCACCTGCCGGGCTTTGACACGTCGTTCCAATAAGCAGGCTTTTTGCATTTATCGCACACTATCCCATCGGGCCCCAGGAAGAACGACCTGGCCGGCTTGTTTGCTTCGCTAGTCTCGGCTTTCTCTTCCCGCGTCTCTTCCCAGTGAGCGCGAACGATGTTGCCGTATTCAATCTCTATGGTCGCGTTGGCGGGAACGCTATGCTCGTGCCAGCGGTTGAGAAGCTGCCTTAGGGATTCAATGCTTACGCCTTCCGTTTGAGCTACCATTTGCCTATCTAGGCAATGTTCCATCATCATTCGCACGACTATCATTTATTCACCTTCGCGTCTGCTTTGCGTACCGCCGCAAGGACCTTATCTGCGAGTTCCGGCACCCAATCCGCGTACTTGCTCTTGGGGTCCACGTCGTCAAGGCCGTAGTTTCCGAAGTCGAACCTTCGGATAGCTTGGACGATTGCGGACAGTGGCACGTTGTATTCATCCGCCATCCCTGGTCGCCTCCTTATCTATACGAATCAACAGCTCTGCACAGCTTGTGGGTATCGTGGCCGCATCCCACCAGTCCCAGTTATTTGAGTCGTCATTTCCTACGGCGAGCTTCAGCCGGTCCGCGAGTGCTTCCACGTACGCGCTTACCAGTGCGTTCGCCTCGCGCATGGGATAGATGGACTCCATTCCTCCTGCTATCGTGTCGCGCAGCTCTTCTAGGGTCAGGTTGTCTTCAGCTTCGCTCACGTCTTTACCTCCGGATCGATTGAGTCGATAACGCTTTTGGCGAACCTGGAGCTGTATTCGTCTATGTAAATGTCACACTCGTATAGCTGTAGTGCAACTTCTCGCTGCTTCTCCGCCAACGCGTGGGCATGCTCGGCAAGGATTCCGTCCGCTATGCGATCGGCTTCTTTGCTCGGCTTTCCCCAGCCTTCGAGCCATGAGAGTATTTTGTCTCTAGGGCTTTTATCGGCATACTCAACGAGTTCATCACTCATCCGCCCTCCCCCAACACCAGTCCGCATCTATCGCAAACTGCTACGTAGCCACCTGCGTACCAAACGTTGTACTCCGGAACGTGCTCGCGTCGCCACAAGCACACGAAGATATTCCACCTTCCGCGTAGCCATTTCACGTTAGCTCCTGCATAGAATGCATCGCGGCATGTATCCGGCGGTTATTTTGCGGCACAGCACGTGATGCTCAAAGTTGAGTATGCGTTCCGCCGCAGGCGGACACGTGCATTCGACTTCGTAGTCGAGCCATCCAAGCTCGCGTGCCGCATTCGCAGCCTTCAGCCTGGTATCGAACTCGTTCCAATCCGGTTGTGCAATTTCGTCGTCTCCAAAGCCTAGGTATTGCTTGCAGCCAACGCACTGCACTCGGTAAAAGGCAACTATCATTCGCACTCCACCTCTATTACTTCGCAGGCCGTGAACTTCCAACGCCAATTGACCTTGACGAATAGCTTTCCGGTGTCGCTGAACTTGAAATCCAGGCCGTAGGGATTGAAGCGACGCAAAGCCGCACGCCTGGCCGAATCCTCCGTGGTGGAGAATGCGACCGGACGTGCGGCTTTCATCACTACGTATCCGCTACGGATTGCGTCCGGTTTCATATCGGAAATCGCTCCTAGCGGTGCGGCATGCTCGACAGCCAAGGACGTAGCGTGCGCCACTCCAGTGCTTGTCACCTATCGCCCTGTGCAGCCTGTAGCCGGCTACGGTGCCGCACTCCCCCGTGTACTGCGGCACCGCATCAGGATTGTCTATCGTGTCGTCATCCCAGCAATTCAGCGGTGCCCATTCGTGCCGCCTCGCATACTCGGATGATTTCTTGATGACCCAATCGACAACGCCCTGACTGGCCGGAGTCACAATCTCAAACCGGTCAGTAAGCTTGTGGACTTTCTCCGCCATCGACAGCGATATGGTGTCGTACATGCCGACGATGATCTGATTGCCCGCTACGAAAGCCGCGTGGCTTTGCTGCCCGTTGTACAGCACGTTGGTTGCTATCCAACGCTGCGAGTATCCAGCGCTGACAAGGCCCCGCAGCCGGCGACGCGTGCCGATGCTTGGGACCAGTTTGTTCGGCACGCGCTCGGGCCGCACTGACCGCAATGATTCAAGCGTAGACGCGTAGCAGCCCACCCCTATGGTCGATACCGTCGTTGCATGGATGAAGAAGCCGTTTTCCGTGGCTTGCTCGGCTATCCTCGCATCCGTCATTCCGTATGCCCTAAGGCGGTCCCGGATTTCCCTCGCCTCACCTGAGGGAATCTGGTGGGGCTTGCCGTGAAGCCTATCCAGTCGCGACTTTTTGTCTACGCGGCTCTTGTACGTCATGGACACGACTTATCCCCCTAGCGCGGCATTCAGGGCCGTTTCGATAATGACGCCTTCGCTCTGCACCGGAATCATGGTCACGGTTTGCAGCGTGAAGTCGCAAATCCACGGCAGGTCGACCAGGATGTGAGCCATTCCGTCAGGTGACCTAAGGGTAATCATGACGCGGTCGTCGTCGTAGCCCTCGAACAGGATGTCCCCCTCGCCCGCCTGGTCGCATTCCATGAGGTCTATCAGAAGATCTCGCGCGAACTTCCAGGAAATGGGAGCCGGTGTGAAGAACGTAATGGTTACGGCGATTGGGTCAGACGAGTTGTAGCTCAGCCTCGCATTAATGGATGCCGGCCGCGATCCGTCCTTGGTGGTCGAAACGAAAGCCTCGCTGTCGCTCATGTGAATGCTCATTCGAACCTCACGTGTCTCTGCATAGCGCTGTCCTGATACTCAGTGAATCGCGTCACGACTGAAGATATGTCGCATTCACCGCCGTACTGTCCTTCTACAGCCACACGCCAGCCACCTATCCTTTCCGTCGGGATTGGCTGAGTTTCGGGATCGGCACTCCATTCGATGTTTATGTGTTGCATCCAATGCACATCATCCCCGAACCGCGTAGCCTTTACCTCATTGATGTTGTACTTGGTGATTCCGCACCGGTCCAGCAATGCGCGAATCTCCGGCACCGAAAAGAACGGCTCATCAATGACAATCCCGGGAAGGCGCGTGCCTATATGAACTCCGTTCGCGTCGCGAATCACAGGGTCCGGTCGCGGTAGACCCCTAACCGTAGAGTTCATGAAGAATCGCTCAGAAATAGTGGGAGTTCGCACAATGTCCACAGCGCGCTGAAAGTCTTCCCAATTGAACGTGAACGTCTCGTCAACGACCGTGCATTGATACGCAGGCATGCCTTCGCTGGCAATAGCGTTTATCGTCACGTCGCTAATGCCTGGCACTTCTTCGCCGTTGACGCTTACGCGTTGCACCTCATCGACTATGACGAGAACTTCGCTCGGCCCCCTGAATCTCTGCTGAACAGTCTCAGGGCTCATTGTCGAGCCTTCGTCCGGTTCGGGTGGCTCAACTTCGCTGTCTGAATCCGGCGCAATGTTCACGGTTTCCAGTAGTCTGCGCTGCCATGATTGCAGTGGCGCTCCCATTGCTGCGGCTAGATTCGCAGTAGTGATCTCATCCCGAATAGCCGGTTGCGGCGGTCCTACTCTGGTGAACATGTCGTTCAGCCGTCGTGCTGTCTCAGGCGGAACGCGCCGATGTCTCGTGAACGCCTCTACGGTGGCGTCAATGTCGATATCCACGCCGCTGCTCTGCGGTACGGCGTTCTGCGCGTACGCGTCCCATAGCGCTTGCAGTTCCTCGGGCGTGCCCGTGTATCCGACGGCTTGCAGTCGAGATGCGAGTTCGGAGCACTGGCCGGCCGTCATCGCACCCGGGGCAAGCGGAGCGTGGAGCGCGTCACGTTGAAAAGAGGGATCGTTCGCCAGTCCACTTAGCCACGAACCGGCGGTTTGGGCTCCCGGAGCCCACTGGTAATGGGATGCCCTCGGGTGCAGCAATTCGTCGCGCTCTATCATTTCGCGTCGCCGTTGACTGCGCGCCTCTTCCTCTTCCAGGGCTCTCGCCGTATCGTGCTGGCCTACGCGCTCCAACGCCTCTTGCAGCACCGACATTCTGCGTAGCTCACCATCGCTCCGCACGGTTGGCGCTGCGGCCGGCTTGCGGTAGCCGAACACCGGATCGTGTTCGGCCCCTTCGATGTCGCGGTACTGGAGTCTGCCAGACTCACCGCTTCGGTCAATGTATAGACCGGAACGTGGATTCGATATGGATTCCCCCTCTTCGAAATTCCCCTCGTTCTGGAATGCATGACGGGGATCCTCGGGTGGTCGACTGGTCGGAGAGCGGAACGTTCCTTTGCATCTACTTTGCTCCGCGTCCTGGTCGTAATCGTCTCCGTTCCAGGGTGCGCCTTCTGCTATCCTGTTGCGGAAGTGCTTGCCGAGCACCGCACCGCGATGCGCGGACTTGACTAGGTCCACGTCGCGACCGCAGTGCCGGCAGTAACCTGTTTCGTCCGGCTCGCTCATTTCACCTCGTTCTTAGCAAAGTTATTTAGGTATGCCTCAGGATTGGGAACACAGAAGTGCAGCATTGCCATATCAGCAATGATTCTTGAGCATATTTCCCAAGCCTTTGCGTCGGACGGATACGCCCGAACCTCTTCCGCTACTAGTGCGGCAAGTTCGGGACCACTTCGCTTCTCTTCGGCGTATATTCTCGCAGCGGTATCCCAAGCGTCGCTAGTCGTCATAGCCCCACGCTTTCAGTTCGCGTTCACACCATCCGGCAGCGTCTTCGAAAGCTCGCTTAAGCGCTAGAATTTTCCCTATGTGGGAGTTGCGTTCATCGCCTTTGCGTCGCTTAGCCTTGCCGACGCCTAGCGCCCCGTGAGGCGTTTCTACCTGTGCAAAGGTTTCGGTCCCGTCGGTGACGACTAGGATTTCAAATTCGTTGGTTACTTGGAGCTTAGGTTTGGCCATTGAGAATGTACTCCTTAAACTCTTCGGCCTGCTCAATGATCTGTGTTTCTGTATCGCCTTCAGTCGAGAGGAACACAGCGGCTTGCAACGCAGCGGCACGCGCGGCCTGTTCATGATTCAGCCGAGAGGGCTGCCCATTCGCCGCAAGCCATTCGTCCATCTTCGGCATGTTAGTGGTGTCATCGCTCGGAAACTCAGACTTCGCCATGTCGTTACTCCTTAGGGATAGCGGTAGGCCAACCGGCGCCCTTGTAATCACTCGGCGTGAAAGCGCATGTGAACTGATTGGATCCGACATGTCTCCAAACTGCGCGGCCTAGCTTCTTATTGCCAAACAGGTTAAAGAAGATTTCCGCATTGCAGTGCCTACACTTTGCACGCGGATGCTCTTGCTTAGCCACTAGAAGCTTTCCTCTGCCGTCATCGCGTCCGCAACCGCGTGCAACACGGTTTCAAGGAAGCGACGCGAGCCCTCCGCAGTAACGGAAGCCACGCTCTTCGGACTTCCGTCCATGAAGTGTGACGGGCCACCGGTTACCGTGACATCTATCTGTGGAATCTCGCTGATATTAACCGTTGCTACGAACACTGCGTTCCTCCGTAAGCTTTCCGTTGACATAGGTCTTGCCGGCCGCGCTCTTATACGTGACGTTGAACTCTTCGGGACCCTTCTCGAAAGAACTACAGCTATTCATCAGTATTGATGTCACTTCAATAGGGTTACTACTAATCATCACGGATATGCGGTTGTCTCCGCCAAGGTCACGCAGCCACATAAGAACTGCATTGATCAGTAGACGTTGCCGACGCTGCATTTCCACTGTGTCATCTATGGCGTCACCAAGAATCTTTACGTTCTCGCGCGTTCTCTTGAGTTCTTCCTCAAGCTTCGCGATGCGGCATGACTTGGACTTCTCCCACTTGCGAACCCTTGCGCAAGGCCAGGGCTCTTCGCATCGCACGCAGAACTCTTCTTCAGTTTCATCGTCAAAGTCTGACGTGTGCTTCTTAGGCTCTTTCACTACAGCACCAATTCCCGTCGTAGTCCTGCTTGCGTTCGCCGTAGCTTCGGGCTGCCCTGGTCGCCTCCATGGTCCCGAGCAATACGGCGCCGCAATCGTCTTCCGTTGATCCGTCAACGCGGAACACCACGTAGTCGCGTCCGATGTACTCGACCGTCCGGCACGTATAACTGTCACGACCGAAGTAGCCGCCGGCATAGCCGTGCACCCGGTTCCCTACGCGTAGCGCACTGTCTACGGTGCGCCTTTCCAGGTTGTCTACTCTGGAGATTTTGAGGACAACCGAGAAAAACGGCCGGCGGTCCAACGCATCGAAGAAGCTTGCCGTATCGACCGCAGGCATTCTGTGATCTATCTGGAGATCGGGAATCCCACTGCCCGCGTACTCTGTTCCGTTCGCTCCCGCGACGCGAAACGTCACTGGCCCGTCGCCCTGCTGAATGAACTCAAACGCCATTGCGCTTCCTCTCGTATGTACTCTCTATCGCGTTGCAATGCTCTTCATTGGTAAGCACGTGGCGATGCACATACCGCCGTACGAAGAGGTGTCTCTGAACGTTTCGCATGGTGTGCTGAAATGACATCGTTCCGCCGTAGTAGGTCGAGCCGGCGAGCGAGCACGCGAGGCAAACCCAAAGCCAACGGCCGGCTACCCGTGGCGGCTTGTACCGCTGACCGATGCTGATGGGCTGATAGCGGATGACAATGAACGGGATTGGCATTTCCTCCCCTAGGGCTTGCATTGGCGTTGGCGGTCTGCTTTAATAGAGACATCGCAAAGGTCGGACGCAAAGGGGAACGGAAATCATGACGCACAGGAAGCTTTCGCAGGGTCAGGCCAAATCGCTTCGTGAAACCGCCAGCGTGATAGGTCGAATCCCAGGTGCGACCAACACGCTTAAGTCTCTCGTTCGTCGCGGCTTGGCGACTTGGAGTTACGAGAGCAACAGTGGCACGGTTCGCAAGTGCGCCATCCTCACCGATGCCGGAATCATTGCTCGCAAGGAATTGCGCTCCGCGTAATCGGCAACCCCCTAGGGAAACCGGGGGGCATTGCTCTGTCCAATGACTTGCATTGGCCTATCCGGCTATGCAATAATAGAGACATCGCAAGGGAAACACTGAAAGGGCGGGCACCATGACTCGCAAGGTAACTGCACAGAAGGCCACGTTCGGCGGCTCCAAGGCACTGGTCGTCACCGCATTGCACACAGCAAAGATCACCGGAGCGCGTGACGTTTACACCCTGTGGGTTGAGGACGCGCCCGCGAAGAACGGCGGATACGCGGCGGGCACCATCACTCACCGCTGGATTGACGGAGACGGCCGTTACGCGGACAAGCACGAAGCGACCGAAACGAAGGTTGTCACGCGCGAGTCGCTTCCCGCCGACGTGCGGGACAAGTTCTGATCAATGCAATCCGCCCCCCGGCTTCCAAAGCGGGGGGCATTGCTCTGTCCAATGACTTGCATTGCAGCATTCGAGCTGTCATACTCGAATCAACGCGAAGCGATAGGAGAAGAAAATGGGTTACACGGGAACCTGGCAGACCGAGTGGGTAAAGACGGAAGCCGGCGAGATGAAGCGCACGTACGGCGGTCGGACCGTGTCCGTTCTGCCGAACGGAACCGTGTGGGCAAAGACTTCGCGAGCCAACAACATGGTTCGCAATGGAAGTGACGGCCAAGAGGCCGGAATGAAGTGGGCTGACGGGCGCTACTCGCTCAAGAGTATTTCAGAACGGGAAGAGCACTTGCGCCAATCCTGATCAACGCGACGCGCCCCGGCGGCTACGGCTATCGGGGCGCTTTGACGCGACGCGTCAGCATCCGCTAAGCTTCGCATGTTCGGCCGTTCTCCAAGGTGCGGCCGGATGAGAGAAGCCACGCTCCGGATTAAAGGTCTCGCCACCTCCGGAGCGTGGCTTCTCGTTTGCCCTCAGCCTTCCGCGTGCTCCGCATCGGTCATCAGGTCGGATTCCCACACGATCGTTCGAGCGCCATTATCCCAGTCGACTTCTACGCGCACAATCGTGGTAAATGCAAGATTAAGTGATTCGGCCTCACTCATCACGCGGCCTTTGCTGTTGTCATACCAAACGCTGTCACCGACCGCGAATCGCATCAGAACCGCATCGCGGCTGTCAGGAATTCGTCCACGTCGCCTGCCTTGAACTCGAAGCTGTCGTCAACGACCCTCAGTGTCCAGCCTTGCGCGTCGCGCTCAAGGACCGCCACGGCGAGCATGCGCTTGGGACGCAACAGCGTCGGCTCCACGAAAGCAACCGGGGTCTTTGCGCCGTCCGAGCTATCGTAAACCGTCACAATCATGTTCTTGATTTTGCGAACATCCGCACCACGCTTGAAGGCGCCACACGTGAGCAGGATCCGCGTCACGCGCTGAGGGATTTCTTCGAGCTTGAACGTCAGCGTTTCGTCGTCTCCCTCCCCCTCGCCGGTGAGGTTGTCTCCACTGGACGTGACCGCGCCGGCGCCACCCTGCGAATCGTTCTTGAAAGCGTCCGTCGAGTCGAGCCCCACATACTTGATGGGCTTGTTGCCGACCATGCACACGCCAATAGCGTCCGCATCGCTCGCATTCGCTTCGTCCATGAGCGCGCGTCGCGCAATACCGGACAGAGAAGCGAACCGGGACTTCTTAATGCCGTCCATATCCCACGCGGCGCCGACTTCCAGAACCTTCATTCCGTAGAGCGGATTCTGTCCATCGCCCGGAGTGAGGTTCGTCAGTGCCGCGCGATTCTCCGGCTTCAGCATGTCTGTCATTGTGCTGCCTATCCTTATCTGTATTTGGGCACAAAGAAGCGGTCCGACCGCGAAAGGCCGGACCGCTTCTGTTCAACTAGCCCTTTGGATTCCCCTTCATCCATCCGGACTTGATTTCTTCCCCTTCTCTTTCCTCTTCCGTGGGCATCGCTATCCTTCCGATAGGTTGCGATCACACTATCAGAAGTCGTGAATACATTTAGGGCATGAGAATATTTGATCAGAACTGATCACGTCTATCACACCCCATACAGTCGAGCGGGCCGGCAGGGCACGGGCAGCTCTGCTCAGCCGCAGGCGTCGCGTCGCTTAGGATCGTTCCCACAGAAGTCATTGCGGGGCTAACGAATCGCGATCGCTGCGGCTCCCACGTGGAGGACGCGCCGGCCGGCTCGGCGGGCGGTGTGCCTGGCTCGGGGTCGCCGTAGGCGTGCCACTGCCCCGCGTCCCAGGCCCAGCGTCGGCCGCAGGCACAGCGGCGGTACCCGACGCGGTGCGGCTGGAAGTACGACCACCACGGCCGCCAGTGCGGATGCCGGCGGAGGCACCGCACGATAAACCGGCTATCGAGCGACATGACGCGCTCGCCTGCTTCCAGGCGTATCACCTGCCCGCCGTATTGGAGTAGGCCGGCCGCAGCTTCTTCCATGGACACGCCTGTCATAGCGCGCTGCCACGCGGCCCCTTGGTTAAACTTATCGCGTGTCACCACTCCCCCCCAGCGTTCCGTTGGCAAGGCGACGCTCGACTTTCGAGAGATTAAGCTCCGCTATTCCATCCAGGGTGTAGCCAAGCTCATTGGCGCATGCCGAGATATACCACAACACGTCGCCAAGCTCATCGGCTATCGCTTCCCTAAGCTCTGAATTGAGAAGCAGCCGGTCTCGCTGAATCTTCTTTACCTTGTTGGCTACCCCCCCGGCTTCACCGACCAGTCCGAGCGTCGCGTATTCCAGATTGCCGCCCACCTTGGGATAGACAGCGGCGCGTTTGGCTTGCTCCTGATAGTCATTCATTTGCATGAGCGGCCTTTTTGAGCGTGAGAATTACGTCTTCTGCGGTACGGTCCGGGTGGTCGTTCCAATATGGAATGAGGGCAGTGTTTTCAAGTCCTAGCATATCGCCAAGGCGGCGGACCGCCTTTTGGTGCGTCTCAAGGTGCACGAGCGGATGTACCGAATTGTGCAGCACCTTGGAAAGCGCACCTATCGCGCACACGCTTCCATTTGCGTCCGTCAGCTTTCCTTTGCACCAGCCGTGTTCGCTGATGTATTCGGCAGCATCCGCAAGAACCTTACCGACTTCGTCCATTAGCCTTTCCTCCACTTCGCCATGATTTCCTCGGCGTGCTTCTTTGCGTCTTGGTCGCACTAGAGGTCATTTGCTTCTAGCACCTTCTTTACGTTGTCCCAAATCCAATCGGGCACAACTCCCATGGTGAGAAATAGAGCTTGCTCGATCTGTTCCAAGGTGTAGCCACGAACCGGAACTACTTCTGTTAGGTCTGGCTTTTCGCACCAATGCGACCCAAGCCCCTTGCCGCATGCGCAAGCAACGTTTGTCAGGGTAAGCGTCACCACAGCCCCCCTGTCAGGAAGTGCACCGAAAGCCACGCCATGCCTGCCAGCAACGCGAAGCGTCGCGCTCGGATGAAATGTGCGTTCGCCGGCTGCTTGGGATTGCCGGTAGCGAACCATTTCCATACGTGTTCGCTGAGCGTATCGCCAGGCGTTTTGTTAAGCAGGCCAGGTATCTCGATAGCGAGGAAAGCCGCGATCCAGGTAAGCCAAGCAATGGTCCATCCGCTCACTGTATGCTCATTCCGCTATGTCTACGTGCTCAAGTTCACCCGTAGGCGTGAACACGAAGTCAACAATGAAGTACGGATATCCGCCCACCTTAGGCATTCCGTATTCGAGCCGTACTTTGCTATTCTCGTCTACGCTCGGCTTGAGTTCCATTTCCGCGAATAGCTCTAGCAGTCTGTCTCGCTGAGATCTCATATCCGCTCAACCTTCAGGATCTTTACCGGCCCGTCGCACTTCATGCATTCTAGCGGAGCCTCGCCGAACCAATCAGCCCAGATTCCGTCTCGAAGCTTCAGCACCGCCAAATGTTCTGCGCACACAGGAAGAGCCGGAGTCTCGCATTCACTGTCCAAGAGGTGCCCGTAATACACGAGGTATTCCGCAAGCTTGGGGCAGGGATCTTCCACCAGTGTTTCCAGAAAGCAGGGAATCACATTGTCATGCATGGCGAGCTTGGCACGCCAAATGTCAAGCTCCCGCTTTACGTTGCTCTGCTTCTCGGTCATATGTGCTCACCGCAGTCCATGGACGACCAGATACTCACGACCGCCAGCCTTCCGACATGGCCTTGTACAGCTTCTTCACGACCTTGCAGAACAGAAAGGCTGCACCAAATATAGCCGCGCCTATCAGCATGCTGAGGAATTGATTCACCAGTAGTTCCCGCTTCCACCTTCGTCAGTTTCCGTCACTTCGTTTTCTTCGCGTAGCACCGCGTCTTTCTGCGCCTTTATCATGCCGGCTACGAACGCGATGCACAGCGCAACCACCACCAGTGCGGCCGCTATGCAGAATGCAGCCCAGCTCACTGGTCGCCACCCTCGTATTCGGCAACGCGCCGCTCAAGGTCAGCTATCGCGGCGCGCTGCCTTTCCTTACGGGCCGCCTTTGCTACCGACACCGAAAGCGTCAGGATTGCGGCCGCCACGATGATTGATATTACGCTGAGCGTCATTACTCGCCATCCGCCTTACTGCTGTAGTGCTTAACGATGTGAACCGCGCCCCTGTCCAGGTTCTCGCGAACGGTCGGCATGGCCTCTTCGATGCGCCGTCGAGCCATGGCGGGATCAAATTCGGTCGGCAGCTCGCCTAGCATCGCAACGCGCAGCTTCTCTCGCGTCGCATTGCGTCGCAGGTTCTGTGCCATGCGAGCGATGGCCCAGACGACGAACGCGGTGCACAGCAGGAGTGTTAGGAACCACAGAAACGCGGCTGTAGCCTCAATTAGCGTATTCATTAAAGTCCTCTTTGATATGCGGAACGGATCTCTTCCTTGACGATTGGCTTTCCCAGGAACTCGTTAGCTATATATTGTGAATAAGCTGGTGGAATCGCTTCGGCCAGCGTCACCTTGTCTGTTATCCAGTCAATCCCCATGGCGCTCTGCCATTCTTCAATGGTGCCTTTGTTTCCGCCCGTTCCATACACAGGGAAGTAATACCCTTCCGTCGTGTACGTTCCGCGAACGGCACGACCGGCCCCCTTAGTCGGTCCTACGTGCTCCACATGCCTTAGCGTCTGCGGCAAGAATCCGCCGCATTCTATGATCCGATGGCGGACCACTCGCAACCCGAACATCTCGCCGCAAAGCATCAGGTCGCTACGCATGGGGCCCGTCTTCTCCATGGGCGGAACGTTCTCCATGGCGAATGGGACGCGAGCTTTCATCAGGGCTTTACGCGTCTGGGAGATCAGGATTCTGTATTTCGCTCGCTGTGCAGCGGGTGTAATCGTGCTCGCGCCCTGACATGGAGGACTTGCCCAAGCGAAGTCATATTCGTGAGCATGGTCCAATGCGAATTGGACAGCATTAGCTAGTATGAAATCGTCTCCGCAATACTCAGGCTGATTGAAGAAGTCAACACCCGTTACGTGAAATCCAGCCCGTTGCAGTCCCTTAGTCGCCCCTCCCCCGCCGCAATAAAGATCCAACACCCTGAGTCTAGGCAAGCTTCCTCCCCTGTAGCCGGTAGGCAGATCTTATCGTCTGCTCCGCTTGGCGTTGCCCCCCGTCGCCACCGTTCAGAACGTACGCGTTGCCAAGCACCGATACGGCTTCTTCTTCGGGAATGGAGTCGTTGCACGCCGCGCGTGCAGCCCAAAGCAATGCGTTGTTTCGGTTGCCGTCGGGTGCGGTCAGTACGGCTTCTTCCAGGCCGCTGATATGGCCCCCTGAGGCCGGCCTGACGAACTCCGACAGCGACGCGGGCACAACGTCCCGCGCCCCGTCGGTGCAGTACCGCACAAGCCATTCGGGAGCGTCCGCAACGGGCAGGTCGTTCTCTACGACGTAGCCACCTTTTTCCGTGCATGAGCCGGCGCCCAGGACGTAGCCGCCATCCTTGCCGCCGTTGCCGCGCACATCGCACAAGCCTTTGAAGATGGACGCCTGGCTTGACAGTACGTCTTCCGGCCACCGGTAGTAGTAGTGAATGCCTAGGCTTCCGGTGCAAACTGAATAGGTATTCCGTACTTCAGCCCAGTCCGCACCGCACTCCGTGGCGAGATACTCAAATACACCAGTTCCGTCAACCATCGGTCCGCGTGTGTCGTGCAGTTCTGCAAATCGTGATCCTGCCAACTGATATTCTCGCTTAGGCATGTCACAATCGACGACAAAGAGATTCGACGGCTTACACGCGATTCCGACATTAGCCTCAGGGCTCCACTGCCAGTAGTTCAGGACGGCTGCTAGGTCATTGGTGGACCGCTCACCCCATTTAAGCGTCCAGGGCTTGTCTTCCCGGATCTTGTGCGGCGTCTTTTCCAGCGGCTGCACCGGAAACACATACCATCCGCGCTGAATCGCACGCACCGCGTCAGCTAGGAGGTTCATCCTATGCCAGGATCCTGCATTTTTGACTGCAATACTTTCGCGGCTTGGTAGACGATATGTAAGTGAATTCGGAGTGGCAAGTTGGACACGTAGCCTTTATCAATGTTCCGCTCTTAATTCCTCCATATCTCTTTCTATGATTTGCTGCCACACATTTTTTACAGTAGGACTGAAGTCCACTTTTTACATACGGATTCTTACTGAACTCAGATGATAGCTTGTCCTCAAGGCACTGAGCGCACATCTTATGAGTTACGGTAACCTCGGTCCCCATCTAATCGCACCTCACGCAATAGCCCTTGCTGTCGAGCTTCTGCCTATGATGCTTTCTGCGCCATGCACGCCAGAGTCGCATTACTTGCCCCATTTCGGATACTCACCGCTACGGCTTGTAAATCTCGACAACGGTAGGACTGTAGTCCCGCGCATCTTTGCGTGCCGCAGATCTCGCACCGCGTAGCGTAACCGTGTTGGCTATAATGCAGTTGGTCGGGTATCCCCCGTTGCGTGTCACGCGGTATCGGAAAGGCCAGGTTCCCGACCACTTGGCAAACCTGGTTATCGTGTAGCCATCTTTTTCCATTACTCAGCGCCTTTCAGCTTGAAGTTCATCGGCAAACTTGAACGATGCATGAACACCTAGCAGGCAGCGCTCTGTATAACTAAGCATGTGCGAACCGCAGTGTCGGCACGACCACTTCTTAAGGATCCCCTCATCCGTACTAGGGAAAGCCTCTTCCACTACGCTATCGCCGTGATGGCAATACGTCATAACACCAATTGCACTAGCGTTCGTAACTCGCAGAACTTTGCCGCGTTCATATTCGATATCAATCTTGAACCACGGAATTTCTGATATGCCACCCTTTGCAAACTCCACATTCGACAGGTCGAAGGTTTTCGGTTCCTGCTTTTCCATGCCGCTTCATCTGCCTTATGACGTGTCGAGCCCTGCTCTCCCTGCGGTATCGAACTCCCTCGCAGCGCGGACGCTCTTTCCGTTCGCCCATTAGCTCACCGAACAGTTCGGATAGCGCGAACCGATAATGCACTTCTTATAGGTGGCATGCGAGACGACCTGCCACAACGGATTAGGGCTGTCGTCTTGGTCTATCTGCAACTTGTACGCCAGCCCGTCATGCTGTCTTTTGCTGACCACTCCACTGGTCGGAGCCTGGCAGCCGGCAAGCAATGCGGCCGCGATGATGGCTCCGGTACCCCACTTAATGTTCACGTAGACAGGGTGGGATTCGAACCCACGTACAACCCTTCCAACCTATCGCTAGGCTGGGCTGCTCTGGCCGCTGAGCTACCTGTCCGTCTTGCATTGCGCCTAAGCCGACTTACGCACTCGCCACACCCCTACCCCTACCGCGTGGCTTCCCCTGCAACCCAATTCAGGTTTACCGAACCCTTGTAATGTTTGAATTGAGTCTCGGTTCGGACCCTGCCCTCTCGCCTCAGCTTGGACAAGACATTTTCTATGGTATGCATCCGGTATTCGATACCGCTTTCCAAAAGCCTGATTCGAATATCACCGGACATAATCCCAGGATGCGCCTTGACCGTGGCGAGGATGTATTCCCGACTTGGGATCCCGTTGTACGTTACACCGCTTGGCATTCAACCCCCTTATGGCAGCACAAAGCCCCGGACTCCCAATGCTGCGGGAATCCGGGGCTTTGGCTTAGCTACTTCTCTTCGGCGTCGCGATGCTCATTCCGCCATTGAATCTCGCGGTACACGTTCGTGTATGGCCATGTGCCGATTTGCCAAATAAGCTGAATCAACATTCCGAATACGACGACGTACCGGAACTGTTCTTCCGGAATTACGCGCTCATCCTCCATTTCCTCTCCGGCTTCTTTGACCCATTCTTTTATCGGCCACGTGTCCCATATTGTAGACGCGATACCGAAAACCAGATACACGCTGACGACGATCTGCCATGTCTGCACGCTAGATTGTCTCATTTGATCTAGATAGCAGTCAAACCCGCAGGCTACGGCCGCACCACCCTCACGACATGCTGCGAAGCGCTGTTCTTCGAGCCGACATCCGTTGACACGTGGATTTCGGCGAGTCGCGTACCGGGCTTGTGCGCTACCACCATCATGCCGGCGCCGATGTACAGCGCGACGTGCGATGAATAGCTGGTCGATGTGCCGAACGCGAGGATGTCACCGGGGCGCACTCCGGAGAAGTTGAGCGCCTTGCCTTTCGGCATTGTCTTCACGGAGTGCAGCCTGTGAAGCTGGTCATTGGCGACGCGGGGAATCGAAACACCCGCAGACTTCCATGACGCGTAGGTGAGCCCTGAGCAGTCAAAGTGACTCGGACCGATACCGCCGTACACATACGTTGCGTGCGCGGAAGCTTTCGCCTTCGCGTACTTGGTTGCCGTGACGCCCTTTGCTGCGGACGCGGTAGCGAATGCGGGTGCGATCGCGACGATAGACGCCACAACTGCCGTGCCGATTACTACTGCAATCTTTTGCATTGGAATCCAATGATTGATGGATGGGACCCTGCGTGCATCCGGCTGGATTCGAACCAGCGTCCTCCCGTGCGCCCGTAAAGGCTCCGGATTGGGTGCTCTAACCACTGAGCTACGGAAGCAAAAAGCGAGGCACCCCCCGAAGGGAATGCCTCGCTCTGTTGCCCTCTGCCGTATGTAAGACTCGGCTCACGCGGGTGGATGCCGCCGCTCAGAGGCCCATGATGGACGCGAGCTGATCGCGCGCCGCGTTGTACTCGGCCTGAGCGTCCTCCACGGACGGACGCGGCTTCGAAGCTTCGTCCAGTGCCTTCTTCGCATCGGAGAATCGCACAGTAGCGGCCTTCACCGGATCGGGCTTGCGACCGCGCTTCGCCGGCTCCACGGCCTCAGTCTCAGCGCCGGTCTCGACAACATCGTCAACAACATCAGTCATAGCGTCTGTCTCCGTGATATCAGGGGTGGTGGTAAGCACCTCAGCCGGAGCGACTTCCGGCGTGGTGTTCTTTGCCTTGCGTGTCACCATTGTAAGCAGACATCCATTCATAGTGCAAGTAGTTGCTACTAGCGATCTTGGATCCAGACCGCCGATTTATTGCGCCTTAGCAAATCAATTGCGTATTCCATCAATAGGAATCGTGCGTACGGCGGAGCATTCATCACTACGCCATTCCGCACGATCAGCCCTACGCAAGCGCGCTTCATTGGATAATAGATCAAACCATTGCCGCTACTGGGGAAACGATGCGGCAATCATCTGAAGCTGTTCCATGGACATGTCCGCAGTGACGGCAATGTTGTTTTGCTGGAGTCGCGCCACCAGCGCAGGGTCCTGGTGCGGCGCCGGCACGGTGGGCGGACCGGGCTGGTAGCCGCCCATCGGTGTCGCCGGCGGACCGGCGGGAGCCTGAGCTGCCCACTGCTGCGGGGGAGCCTGAGCGGCCGCCGGGGCCTGCGGCTGCCACTGCTGAGCGGGCTGCGGTTGGGCTGCGGCTTGCGGTGCCCACTGCTGCGCGGGAGCCTGCTGAGCGGGCGCCTGGCCCTGCGGAGCCTGCCACTGCTGCGGCGGTGCCTGAGCGGCCGGCGGAGCCCACGCCGAAGGCGCCTGTTGCCCCTGAGCTGGCGCAGCCTGAGCACCCGGAGTGTTCTGCCACTGGTCATACGGCAGCGGCTCAGCGGCCGCAGGCTGCGCCCCCCACTGCTGCTGCGGAGCTGCCGGCGCGGGAGGATCCGGCACGGGCGGGATCGGCCCGTATGTCGATATCCAATGCGCGGCCCGCGATTCATCATCTGGAGTAAAATTCGGATCCAACCTGTACGTGGCGGATTTACCAGGCTGCGGCGGCATCTTCTGAAGGCGACCAAGTACCAATTGGCCAACCTTGTTTTTGATTTGCGGACGCAGACCGGCGCCACCGATCGAAGCTCCGTCAATGACGACCGGACGGCCGTCCGGCGGACCCTGCAAATCGAGAATGACCACAAAGCAATTAACCATTTCCTTGGGTCCGTCCGCCGGATCAAAGGTGATGGTTTCCGAGTAATTGGGTCGGATCAGAAAAAGCTTCCCGATCCAATCATCATGCTTCGAAGGGGAAAAGCTCTCACTGGATCCGGGCCGACTGAATTGCGGCGGAGGTGTTGTCACTTACTGCTCTCTTTCCCGTTCAGGATGTAGCTCTCAATGGAATCGGCGGACGCGATCAGATCGTCTTCGGTCGAGTAGGCACCCGTCAGGGTCGCGTGACCGAGTGCCGCCTTCAGCGCGAAAAGCCGCACGGCTTGCGTGAATGTCGGCAGGTCGTCGGATGAAACGGTCGGAAATCCTATTTCCATGCTTTCAGTTTCCTTCGGGAAGAGGCTTGACGTAGGGACGGTTCTTGCCGGCGAGTGCACCGGTAATTCCGTAGGATCGCGCGAGCTCGCGTCGCCGTGCGCGGCTACGGTCGGTGTGCTCAAAGAGCACCACGGAACCGGTGCCTCGCATCGCAACGCGCGGCGTACGGGGATCGTCAGGTCCGGGGATTTCGAAGCCGATCGAATGGCCACCGATATCTCGGATGATGCGGTGCTGGTTATAGAACCGAGCCTCAGCCTTTTTAATCTTCACGGTCAATTTTCCCTTGCTCTCGAATGACGACGAACCATGAAATGATTGCCACGCATGACATAACAATGGCAAGCCAATGCCTGTCTACGGCCAGGTTAAACGCAAGCGCGCCGATTGTCGCGACCAGGACTAGCCGGTAGATTGCCATTCTCACGTCACGGTCGCCTGAAGCTTCGCGAATACTTCTGATTCCTTAAAGCGTCGGTGTCCGCCAAGCGTGCGAACGCTGCCCAGCTTGCCGGCCTTAGCCCAGCGCGTGACAGTCTTAGGGTCCACGTGGAACACTCGCGCAACCTCAGCCGGAGTCATCAGCCGCTCTATCGCCGGAGCTACTGTCTGCTCTGTCATTTGATTCACCTCCTCTGTAAACGACTACTCCAGAAATCCCGAATACCATACCAACCTTGCAACCGGGGAAGAGCTTGCCTGTGCGCTCTAGGCACTCTTTCGCTTCTTCAGCCGTCTGCGGCTCATATGGCGTGCAGAACACGATGTGGTCGCCAGGCAACGCGATAACCGCTGTGCTTTGCGGTGGCGGCTTCTCGGTCAAATGTTCATCCAAGTGCTTTTCCAACGCCACGTCAGCTACGAAAACCCTGCACTCAGGACAGCGCTTACATTCATGCGCGTAATACTGAACACCGGTTAGGTAGCTTTCGCCGCACCGCGTGCACCTGGCCACTACTTCCTCCCCGGGCAGCCGCGCGTCATCGCCGGATCTCCCTTGGCGAGGAACGGACAGAACATGCAATCGTCCGCCACGTCGAAATCCTTCGCGATGCTCAGCGGTTGCGCTAGTCCTGCTTTCGACTGGACAACCTGAGCGATAGCATCCACACGCGCTATGGCCTTCTGCGCGATCTCGGGCTGATACGGCTCAACCCATACGTAAAGGTCTTTCAGCGAGTTCTGTTCGCGAGGCCACGCGACGATAGCCACGTATTTGACCTTCTCGCCGCTGGCCACCTGGCCGTAAGCGTAGGTATGCAACTGGACGCGGTACAGCTCCGACGGCCCCTTGGTGCGGAGCTTGTCCAGAGAGAAGCGACCCATTCCCTTGTGGTCATCCACGACCATAAGCACGCGGTCCAACAAGTCGCTTGTTCCACGTGGAACATGGACGCTCGGAAACGTCAGCGGAACCTCTATGGCGAATCGACCCGTGTTGGCGTCTGCCCAGGTGAACATTTCGGCGAGTCCCGTATGAATACACGTCCCCACGAACGCTGCCCAACCGTCCATCCCAGGATTGACAGGTGGGATGTGCATGAGGGACATTGCAAGTCGCCTGTCACACGGGCTACCAATTTCCGACGGCCCGAGCGTAGTTTGAAGCGTCCTTTCCATCCGATTAGAATAGGCATGGAAAATTTCCTTCATCTGTGCCGCGATCTGTGCGGCAAGGCCAGTCATCGGCCGGACGTCCAGGGCTTGCGGAATTGGATCCGGCTTCACGAAAACAGTTTCGCTATACGGAATCGGATCCCGATGGATCGGAATTACGAAGCTTTCGTCTCCGTGGCCGGCCGGCGTGAACGTCCAACATTCGTGCTTAGCTTCCTGCTCTTTGTGACAGTGCATGCAAATTCGCGGAGGAAACTGAGCAACGCAGTCCGCATCATGCGTACCGTCTGTGCGAACGCACGAATGTTCGCTCTGAACAATCTGCTCAGCGACGCGAAGGTGCTCGGCTTGCTCCGGGCTAGCCGGCGGCATCGCGGCTTCGTCAGCTTTGGGCGGAAGCTGAATCTCACCCTTGAGCTGATAGCCCTTGAGCGTCTGCGACGCGAGGTTCATACCCGGGGCAGCCGCAGGAGTCGGGATGGCAGTATCCGGTGGCGTGGACTCCGGGATGGGGGCATTCCGGGGGAATGCGGCCGCCAACGCCTTGAACTCCAGTCCCGCTAGCTCTTCGGAAGACGGCACAGTGTGAGTGGTGTCGCTTCCCCTTGCCGGCTGGAGTGCGGACAATGCAGTTACAGGCGGAGCCGGCGGCGGTAGCTCCGCTTGCTTCAGAACCTGAGTCGGAGACAGCACTTCTAGTGTCTCGGATGTTGTTATCCGATGATTGCTTGCGTCGCATAGCCTACCGTTCACATTGAGATGCACGCCGATAACGCCAGCCTCAATCGGTGGTTGGCGGTCGCAACCCGGTTCCGGGCACGGAATGCGAACCTCGTTCTTCTCCTCAACCTGCTTGTTGCTGAGCAATGGGGCTGGCATTGCCAGTGGATCCTTACCGGCTTTGTTCTTGCCGGAGTAGAGGCACTGCTCATCGCTGCCGGCTTCAATCACGTGCGGACGGAACGCGAGGTTTTCGTCCAGGCGTGGCTTACGACTGCACGCGGGGCACACGTCGTAATCGCGGCCCTTCTTCGGCTCATCGTCCTTAGCGTTTGATTCGCCAGCCATAATCAGTGCCGGCGCCACCTGCTTACCGGAGTTTTCGCAGTCACCATGCTTCCTCCACTTGCCTTCAGTGGTCATCAGCACATCGGTAAGGCACAGCGGGCAACGGTACTTAGCCATTATCGTCCGCCAATGGGCCTTTGCCGTCCGCCATAAAAAGCTCAGGGAAATTGGGGTCGTGGTCTATGATCTGAACCTTGAATTCCAGCTTATCTATCAAGCGAAACAGAAGGTGTTCCTTAACGGACTTAAGCCATTGATTGAACATCTCGGTATCCGCATGCGCTTCATTGGCTACGACGTACTGCTCAAAAACCGATCCGACACCTTCAATGACAATGGGTAGATTTAGGGTAACCCTAACTTTCTTCATTCAGCGTTTCCAATGCAATGAGTCGTAGGAGATCCTTGTAAGGTGGGGAGTTTAGATACGCGATTCCTCGGAGAAAGAACTCTTCCGAATCCCGCGCATGGCCCAGCATGTCATTGCATGGCCGACACAGCAGACCACGTACGCAATGGCCACAAGAGAAAGGCCCATCGCAACAAGAATGATCGTGATCAACAGATAGCTTGCGTGTCGCACCCGTAGCCCTGCGACACCATGCGCAGCGGCCGCCTTGCAATTCGTAAAGCCGGTCATACTCCCCGTCCGAGAGGCTATACGTGTTCTTCACATACGTTTCGTGATTGTTGTCTTTGCTGCTTCGCTTAGCTTCGCGCTTATGCGTTGCACAGCGTGGCCCCGGTCGCGTCGCTTTGCGTTTCAAGGGCAATCCCTCAGCGACGCAATCAATGCATACCAGCTTCTCAGTCGGCTTCTCCGCTACTGGCATCCCCGGCAGCGGTATATTTTCCATCGTCAAACCGCCTTTCCCTTGGGTCGATAAACCCCGGTCGCGGATCACCGCAAGACACGCACCAATCGCACACGATTACGCGGCCCTTCACGCCTATGTCGCTATTCCACAGGTGATCCGGACCTACCCCCTTGGCGCACATGACGTACTACTCGGCCATGTAGCGAACGTATACGCGGTACTGTCCGAGCATCGTCCGTGACTCCGCCTCGAATGAACCAGGCGGACCGAAAAACCTCTTCGTACCGCGCGCGTGGCTTATGTCGTATGCAATCGTGCTTGCCGTGCTCTGATTCTCGCAAGCTCCGAACAGTGCCCATTGGCCCGGCCTATCAAATACCAATGCGTGAGCGAACTTTAGTAGACTGTCGTCTGACCGAAGAAACGGTTCTGCCGGTTTGTCCCATATGATTTCCACGGTTTCCCTTCCCCTCTCCAGTACCCCGCATGGGACTTGAACCCATGACCTTCCGATTATGAGTCGGGTGCTCTAACCATCTGAGCTAGCGGGGCGTTTTCACCTACGCGTTGGTAATCTTCTTCACGTAGGACGTGCGCTGACACTCGGCGTAGATGACCGGGTATGTTTCCTTGAAGTAGGTCTGATCGATCCCGACCTTTTGCGTGACGACCACTGAAAGCACATTCGGAATGTGCTTCGTTTCCGCCCGCTCCTTCGAATCGGTCGAATAGCCCATCGTCATGAGGATTGCTGCCGTGAGGCGCTTCTCCTCTTTCTCCCATGCGAGACGCGCCTCACTGGCCCTGTCTCGCTTGGCTTTGAGTTCTTTCAGGTACTGGTCGCCTTCGGTCACTTCTTTTTCCCTTTCAATGCGTCCGCGAACGCAGTTACCGCGTCGCTCATGCCACGCGTTACGGACGATCTACCGTGCGCACGCCCTACGCCGTACGCGATAGCGACGACGATGAGGATTGCGAGGATGGAATGCATTTCTACTCCCCCCAATCATGCACGGTCACTCGCACGGGACGGTTGAATGTCGAGCCGTGGGAAGTCAGGCTCACAGGCGGCTCTTTATCGGTCAGTTCTCCCCAGATGGCGACCCATTGGGACGCCTTGCCGATGGTGGGGAAATGCAGCTCGACAAAGCCGTATGCTTTCAGCACGTTGTCTAGGGTGTCGCCAGGCGCCACGCTGAAGTTCTTTGGCAGCGTCCCGTCGAAGCACTCAAGCACTTTCGGATGGAGCATTTCACTTGCGATACTCACTGACGACTCCCGCCTTTATGGCAAGCGCGCGATACGCTTCCCATGCGTCGCAGTTCCAATGAAAATCCTTGGCAACTTGGTCGAGTTCCGCGAGTGTCGCCGGCAGCACGCTTAGAACCATCAGGGCTTCGAATGGACGGCTCTCACAGTGCTCGACAACCCACACACCCAAAGGCGTGCTGTAGGTCTCTGAGAGCTTCGCCCACGCTTCGGACTCCTTCGCAGCGCGTTCCTTACGCAGCGTCTTAGCGGCCGCGAGGAACGCCGAATAGTCCACCATGCTGTCAAGCGCGCTGAGAATTTCGGCGTAATACCAGTCCCATAGCCGATGGCGCTCTGCCCTGAATTCGCCTACGTTCATCGCGTCCACACCGCTATGCAGACGGCCGCGAGAACGAGGAACGCGATCTTCACGCATTCCCATGCGCTGAACTTGCGATACTCACGCATGCATCTCTCCGTCACTGGTGGCCGGCGGTGTGCCCTGCTTCAGAAGACGACGCGTCGAGCTCCACAGGCTCACCTCTCGCAAGCCGAGAAGCAGCACTGCCTCGAATACCTCTTCGGCAGCGGTCGGCGTCGGACACTCCGCAGTGCCTATCTGCCCATTCCGCGACCGCCACGTAACCGTGTACCCAACTGAATCCATTTCCTTTCGTACCCCCTTCATGTGGACATGAAGAAAGCCCCTGGCGTGGATTGCCAGGGGCTGTAAGTAGCTGTAATTCAGTTCTTCAGTGCTTCCGCAACCTGCGCCCAAGCGATTGCGTCGTTACGGTCCTGATTGTTTTCCGGTCGCTCTGCATTGCGATCGGAACGACGCATAGCCGCGTACGCCCGGTACTGCGCGTCATTAAGAGCAATAGCACGCTCATCACGGGGCATGCTGTACTGCCTTGACTCTTCCACGAAATACCCTTCAATAGGTTGTGCTAGTGCGCGTAGGGGGAATCGAACCAACGCGTCAGACGTGAGTCTGAGGCGTCCCTAGTACGTCTACCGTCGGATCCGTGTTTCCCGTACTCTGTCGGATTGCGGACCGTGCCAGACACGCGCGGCCCTAAGCGTCGCGAACACTAGGACCTTTACCACGTCGAATCAATGCGGCCCACACCGTTGAAATGGGCTGCATCTATCGACTGCCGCTTTCTCCCGCCAAATACGGTTAGGTAAGTGGCCAACCTAGTCCCGGTAGCCGGATTCGAACCAGCGATATCAATTCGGGGAGCGTCTGGGGAAAGCGCCCGTCATATCCAACTGCCTACTACCGGGATTGGGCTCTGCAAGCCAGGTCGGTTGCGCGTACGCTTGGCTTGCAGAGCAGTGCCCGCACCCGGAGTCGAACCGGGCGATTGCTTATCGATCTACCAACCGATAAACAGAGCGTGCGCCTACCCTGGTAGGGGTGTATTCGCATGCGGGTTTGAGGGGTGGACGCTCCGGTAAGGGGTGTGGGCCGGTAGCGGAGCGCCCTATAGCAGCCGCTAGCGTTTGCTAGCCGTCACTGTATTTGTTCTGCATTGCACACAGAGGCAAGGTGCTGCAACGCGCGTAAAGGATTCCTTGCAACCATTTATGGTCCGTCCGCACCTACCATTGCCATCATGACCCCTCAGGGGGTATTGCGGCCACGGACGCGTTACCTAGAGGTAATTCGACCACATCATTCCCGATGCATACGTCACCGGGAAACGGGCACCTTTTGGCGTACCTACCTCCGAATGTATACCGCATTCGGCAACGGTTGTGGTGGCGGTGAGGCACGTTAGCACTCTTCATGCTTTCGCACTGGCCCTACCTCACTCTTACCTAGTGCTAGGCCACCCATTACTACTAGCCGATGCGCAGGAACGACGCGTTCGAGCCCAGGAACGAGAAGTACCCGGTACCGGTGCCGTACTGGCCCGTGTCGCTGTTGTACGCGAAGCCGCCCACCAGAACCTTGGTCGCCGTGGTCAGCGTGAAGACTCCGACGCCGTTCGCCGGCTCCTCAATGCTGCCCGTCG